TCTTCCTGTAAGTAAAACTCATTGGGCAAAGTATGTTGTTGTTGTTAAAGATATTTATGCTGCCCAATTTGCTAAGTTAAATGGTAATGCTGAATTGGGAGTAAAAGTTCTTAATGCAATTGCAGCTGGATGCAAAGATGCAACAGAACAATACGTAGAATAATGTGACTGGATTAATTGCTGCATTAATTAGAGCTGTTGCTGGAGTATTTGACGCAATAAATAATGTCTTTGGCGCTAAAAATGTCAAAGAAATGAAAGAGCGTCAAGAAGCTCAAAAAGAAGTAGATCATCAAAGTGATATAGAAAAAGCAGTTAAGGAAAAAGATCTTGAAAAAATTCGCAAGCATATTAGTTCTTAATTTCTTATTTATTGGTTGCGCTACTATTACGCCAAACAAAATACAAGATTTTACTGCATCATATGATTCTTCTACTCCCTCTCAATATAATCAAGACAATGGAGGAGTGATAGCTATACTAGAAAATGGCGCTGTTATTACATCTTCTGCAAAAGATCGCTATAACAATTTAATAAAAATGTACAAAGTAAAATTTAAAAAAGAAAAAGCTATTGAACTAGTTGAGAATGCTGGAATCACACCATACAAAGACCGATATGGAAATGATCTTTTTTTAATTGATAATGAGCATCTTGTTTATTTTGGAGTAATGAACTCTTGGCTAAAAGAAAAAGTACCAGCAGATAATATACTAGATAAAACAATAGATAAAATAAATAATTAAATTATATGCCTAGCATTACTTATTCATATAATGCAGCAACAGACTCTTATTTTGTAACTGGTGGTTGTGGTGATGCTACTATAACTATACCAGATACATATAATGATTTAACTAATGGAACTCGTCCAGTAACAAGAATTAATAATAACGCTTTTTTAAATTGCACAAGTTTAATAACTCTTATAATAGGTAATAATGTAACAACAATTGAAGCTTCTGCTTTTAAATATTGCAGTAATTTAACTTCAGTTACATTTCCTACAAGTAGTTTAACAACAATTGGTAGTAGTGCATTTTGGGGATCTGGATTGACTAGCGTAGCTATTCCAAACTCAGTAATAAGTATGTCAGATAGTATATTCGTAGATTGTATTAATTTAGCTAGTGCTACTTTACCAATTAATGGAACTATAAATGCAATTCCTCAAGGAACATTTGTAAATTGCACATCATTAACATCAATAACTATACCTTCAAATTATACACAGATTGGAACTGATGCTTTTACTATATCTGGGTTGCAAACAGTTGTATTAAATGAAGGATTAATAACGATTGCAACTCAAGCTTTTTATGGATGCAGGTCTTTGAGAGGAACTTTAACTATTCCTAATACTGTAACAACAATTGGTTTAAGAGCATTTGAAAAAACAGGAGTAGTTCCATCTGCATCGAATCAATTTAATGTTATAATTGGTTCAGGTGTAACAAATCTTCCATCTCATTGTTTTTTTGAATGTTACGCTACAAGTCTTACTTTTATTACAGGAAATTTAACAACAATTGGTCCTGGAGTTTTTTATTCTTGTGTTTATTTAAAAAATTTATATATTCCAAATTCTGTAACTACTATAAATCCAATTAGTATAGATCCCGGAGGGTATCCTTATACAGATGCACCATTTACTTTCACTACTTTAGATACTTTAAGAATTGGAGATGGATTAACGATAAGTAGCCACAGTACTTTTTCTAAAATATTTGATGGAGCAAATATATCAAATTTAATACTTGGAAAAGGAATAACTGCTGTTGAAACTGCTTCATTTCAATCTGGAACGACGTTTAGACAAAATTTAAAATCTATAACTTTTGAAGCAACAATGAGTTCGTTAGGAGCATCTACTTTTAGAGCATTTAACCAACCGCTGATGACTCAATTAACTGAGATTTTTTTTAATGATTTTACTACTCCATTTACTTTTGGGGCAGAAATGTTTAATTTTCTTAATTATAATGTAACAGTTTATATTAAACCAAAACAAAATCTAAGGATATTTAAAAAATGACAAATATTTCTACTAATAAAGGTTTAGGTAACATTAGTGTTAAAAACTTTGCAGATTCCATAAGTTATAATGGTCCAAATTTAATAAAAAATGCTAAATTTGATCAAGACAATTATTATCCTTTTGATGGATTTGATCAAAATTATTTCGGAAATACTACTGATGGTTCAATTATTATGTCTAAATACTTTCATAATTCGCCATTAAGATATGACCCAACTTCATATTTAACTTTATTTCGTAAAACTTTTCATTTAGCAAAACCACCATATGATTTATTACCATATGATTTTCCATTACAAAAAAGATTTATGAAAATTTTACCAGTTGGAAAGAGATTTCCAGCAATAAATACAGACCTTGGATTGTTAAGAACAATTTCAAGTGTATATTCTCCTGCTGGTGGCGGCGGAGATACAGATTTAACAAGTTGGGTAAAATATTCAGCAGAAACAATTGGAGGGATAACTTGGGCATCTCGCGGTTCGCATATCAAGGTGCCTATATCAATTCCAGCAGAAGCAACAACTGTTAATTTTGGATGTTCTGTTAGAATAGCAAAAAATGATCAATTAAGAGCTAAAAATTTTGGTGGAATATTTATTAATTTTAAAAAATCAACTTTTAGAAGTTATGTTAATTATATAGCAATATGTGGAAGTGAAGTTCCAACTTTATTAGGAGATGATAGTCCATATACAATGTTTAATACAGATTTTAATTCTAATGCAACATCTCAATGGTTAGGACCAAATACAACTAAAGTAAAAGTAAAAAAATTATCTCAAACTGTTCAAGATGATACTTATGATAGTTGGAGAATTATAAATGGATCTGTTACAATACCAACTTTTTCTACAGTAGATTATGATGCAACAAATGGTAGACCAGAGCATGTATCTTTACATATGTACTTAGCAGAAAGTTTTGTTTATTTGAATAATAATGACGAGGTTGATGCTGGCGGAATGTTTTTTTATAATCCTTATCTTTATTTTAGTTAAAATATATGTTAAATAAAAAATCTCTTGATCTTATTCTTGAATTTGAAGTGGGTGGCGGTGAAAACTATTATAATAAATTTTTAAAAAATCCAGTTTGGCCAGGAGAGCAAAGCGGAGTTACGATTGGAGTTGGTTATGATGTTGGATATGTAAACAAGACTGAATTCGCAAATGATTGGAAAGATCTTCCAAAAGAAGTTTTCGATAGATTATATAAAGTTGTTGGGGTAAAAGGATATAATGCAAAAGAATTAGCCCGAAGATTAAAAGATATAACTATTCCTTGGGAATTATCAACCAAAGTATTCATGAATAAAACAGTAAAAAAATTCTATGACTTAACTCAAAAAACTTTTCCTAATTTTGATAAATTACCAGAAGATGCAAAAGGAGGATTAGTTAGTCTTGTATTTAATAGAGGAGCAGCATTAGAGGGCGATAGAAGGCGCGAGATGAAAGCTATAAGAGATATCATGGCAAGAATAAATAATTTTGATGAAAAAACATTAGCTCAAATTGCTGATCAAGTAAGAAAAATGAAAAGAATATGGATTGGCGGCAGTATAGAAAAAGGCATGAGCAGAAGACGAGATGCAGAAGCTAAAATAATAGAGCAAGCTCTTTCTAATGTTGTAATTAATCCTATTGATAATATAAAAGAAACAGATAAAATCATAGGCAAAAAACTTAAATAGTGTGATCTTGTTTGTGAAAAAGTTTATATTAATATTGCCACTATTTTTATTAGTTTCTTGCTCTGAACCAATTTATGAAAGCAGAGAATTACCTACAAAATATTCAGAAAGCGCCACAATGGGTAGCGCAGAAGATGCTAATAGAGGCACTTTAGAGCCTTAATTTTAATTATATTTAATTCTTTCTTAAGTGTATATTATATAAATGAGCATTAATAATCTCGATAACTTTGGCTTTGAACCTATTAAAGCCGCCAGACCTGGTCCAAAATCAGGAGCTCAAACACCAGCAAAACCAGGTGAAAGACGCAAAGGCTCTTCTAAAAATAAACCAGGTAGCGCAGGAACAAAGAGCGATAAAGCTATTGAATTTTCAAAGAAAGTTATTGAAGCTCTTAAAAATAAAGTAAAAGAACACAATAGTAAAAGTAAAAAGAAAGTTACTCTTGGCCAATTAAAAAAAGTATTTCGCAGAGGCGCTGGTGCATATAGTTCTTCTCATAGGCCAGGAGTCTCAAGAACTGCTTGGGGATTAGCCCGAGTAAATGCATTTCTTAGAATGGTAAAAGGCGGAAAAGTTAAAGACTCTTATCGTCAAGCAGATAAAGATCTAATGTCAAAATGAATAATAAATTCCAAAGAGGAGATTTTGACCCAAAGACCCAAAAATATTTTTGGAGATATATTAATAAAAATAGAGAATATTGGGTGAGTTTAGATAAATTTAAAGAATATAAAGCTTGTCAAAACACTATAGAGTATAAAAATAAAAAAAGAATATCAGACGCAAAATATAGACCTATAGCCAATTTGAAAAGGAAATTAAAATATCAAAACGATTTAAATTATAAAAATAAAATTTTAATTCGAAATAAATTGACAAGAAAAAAGGGAAGGCGAAGAACTTTAGAGCAATTATCCAGACATGCAAATCAGCAAAGAGCAAGAGCAGAAAAGATGAAATCGCCAAAGATATTAAGAGATTTTTGTCAAGTATTTTATGATACGGCAAAATATTTTGAATCAATAACTGGTAAAAAATATCATGTAGACCATATCATGCCTTTATCAAAAGGCGGAACACATGTTCCTTGGAATTTACAAGTTTTAACTGCGGAGGAGAATATTAAAAAATCTAATATAATATGAAAAAACACGAAATAGAAGTTGACGCCACAGAAAATATGGAAATTCTTGAAGAAGATCTAAATCAAGCTTTTGCAGATATTAAAGAATACAATTTAAATGATTTTGATTTTACTAATGCTGATGAACTTTATTTAGATGATGAAGACGAAGGTTTTCAATTTACTTTTGAGGTATAATTATGGAATTTAAATATAACACAACTTTTGCTAATATTCATATTAAGCCAGTAGTTAGCGAAGAAAAAGATAAATATTTATCTCTTGCTTCTATTGCTAATTTAAAGAAATTTTTACCAGATATTGATACTGATAAAAATATAGATTTACTACCAATAGCATTTGATGCTTGTGTTGTCAATAGAGTTAATAAAAATGGTGATGTTATTAATTCTGCTACAGCAGCAGAGATGGTTAAAAATTTTATTAATAAACCAATTAATATAGAACATGACCGTTCTAGAGTTATTGGCTGCATCTTAACAGCCAATTTTAGTAAATTTGGATCAAATGAATCTTTAGCAGAAGTAAAAGACTTAAAAGAGCCATTTTATATTACTCTTGGTGGCGTAATGTGGAAGATAATTAATCCTCAATTAGCTAATTTAATAGAAGAGAGCAATGATCCTTCTAGTGAAAATTACATGAAAGTTAGTGCTTCATGGGAATTAGGTTTTAGTGAATATGATCTTGTTTTATTAGATAATAATAATAAGAATCTAGAAGATGCTAAATTCGTAACAGATGAAGATGAAAAAGATAAATTAAGCAAAAATCTAAAAGCTTTTGGAGGAACTGGCAAAGTTGATAATAACACATATATTTATCGTCAAGTAGTAGGAGATGTTATTCCTTTAGGAATAGGATTAACCTCTAATCCAGCAGCAGATGTTATGGGCGTAGCAACCAAAGATAAAGATAAAATTGCTGTTATTGAATTTAAATCAAAAGACGATGAAAAAGAGTCTTCTGAAGCCTCAGAAAATAGTATTTCACAAAATACAGAAAATACTGTAAATGAAGAAGGAGTTATAAACAGAATAATTATGAAAATAGAAAATATCAATCAAATTACTGACGAGCTACTAAAGCAAGTCAAAGCTTCTAGCGTTACTGATTTTATTCAAGAAGAGCTAAAGAAAGCCTCAGAAGCTTTTGTAGCCGAGAAGAATGAAAAAGATCTTGCTATTAAAGCTGCTCAAGAAAAATACGAAGCACTTTCTACCGAAGGGGAAAAAGTAAAAGAAGAGCTAGAAAAAGTTAAAGCTGCTCTTATGAAACTAGAAGAAGAAAAAGTAGCTAAAGCCAAAGAAGAAGCTTTTAATTTGAGAATGGCTGCTCTTGATGAGGAATTTGATCTATCTGACGAAGATCGTCAAATTTTAGCTAGTGATATTAAAGATTTAGATGAAGAAGCCTTTGCTGCTTATAAAAAGAAAATGGCAGTTCTTATGAAAGAAAAAAATAAAGCTGCTAAAAAAGCTAAAATGGAAGAAGACATGAAAGCAAAAGCTTCTGAAGTTAAAGAGGAAGTAAAAGCCTCGACATCTTCTGAACAATCTGCAACCGAAGTTGTAGATGAAGTTCTAGACAACTCAAAAGTTGAAAAGACTTCAATCCCAAATTCAACAACTACCGCTGAAGTTTCGCTACGCGAAAAGTATAGCAAAGCTTTCGGTTTTGAAGGATTTGATGTTAACTAATAAATAAGGAGAAATAATATGGCACATACACTAAGACCATTCAGAGACTACAGCGAACATGATGTAGTCAACCTATTTGCCTTTGATGGTGCGCAAGATGCTAATGGCGTTATTGCTACCGCAGGTACAGTAGTAAAAGTTATTGGAAATGGTTTTCAACCAATCGTCGCCTCAACAACCCCAGGAGGCACAGGCTTCCTTGGCGCAGTACCAGTCGATATGGCTGGACTAGTTGGCGCTGGTTTTGCAAACACAGTTTCTAATCGTTACGCCCTAACTTCAAAGGTTGGCGCAGCCTCTTCTGGAGATGCTGCTCTAGGCATTACTCTACTTTCTACTCAAGAGCTAGACGAAAATGGTGAAAAATTAATTTTCAACCCACGTAAAGCTGCAGAGAAGAACGTTGTAGTCAGTGGACAAGGCGTTCCAGTTCTAACTAAAGGCGTAGTTGTCTATAGCGGAACTGAAATTTCTAATTCTGCATCAGTTGGTGCAGGAGTTTATCTAAGCACAACCGCTGGTGAATTAAGTACAGTAGTCAATCATAATGCAGGAGCAAAAGTTGGCTCACTACTTAGCAAACCAGTAAATGGTGTTGCTCTAATCAAACTCAACTTCTAATTAAAGGAGAAAATTTAAAATGAAGATTAAACTAAAAAATACCCCAGAACAAGTTGAGCTTGTAAAAGCCATGGGCAGCAGAGATGTTGCAGTAGCTCGCGAAGCTACTGAAGCTTTTGCCGCTTTCATTGGACCAGTTGTAAGCAAAGTCCTAATGCAAGCAGGCACAGCTAGCGCAATCTATTCTGATGCCCCTTATGATGAAGACGATAATCCAAGTCTTCCTCTTGATCTATGGCACGACCAGAATCAAGACTATGTTACAGTTTGGAGTCAAAGTGTAGCAGGTGGTCTTCCTTCTTCAACCGTAGAAGGATTTAGCGAATTAAAAGTTTCTACCTATCGTCTAGATAGCGCAGTAAGCTTCCTAAAACGCTATGCTCGTCGTGGTCGTCTTGATGTAGTAAGCAAAGCAGTTGAGAGAATGAGCAATGAAGTTCTTGTAAAACAAGAACGTAATGCTTGGGCAGTAGTGCTAAAAGCTCTTGCTGAAGCTAATAGTCCAGTAGCTGGAGGTAGCCATATTGTTGACGCAAGTTCACCTGGCACATTCCAATTAGCTGATCTAAATAGTTTAATGACACTAGTAAAAAGACTTAATACTTCTTATGCTGGTGGCGCAACTGATAGCTCTTATGGTCTAACAGATCTATTTGTTAGCCCAGAAGTCAAAGCTGACATCCGTGCATTTGCTTATCAACCATTCACCACAACTGGCACAGCAGGAACAAATCTTCCTGATGGTGTCCGTGAAGAAATCTATCGTGGTGCTGGTTCAGAATCACTTTATGGTGTTACTATCCATGAATTGGTTGAGCTAGGCGTAGGTCAAAAATATAGCGCTCTATTCAATGCTTTCAAAGGTGCTCAATCCTTCAACAGCGTTACGCAAGAGCTTGCTATTGGTCTTGATCTTAGCAAAGAAGCGTTTATTCGTCCAATCGCTCGCCAAGCAGAATCTGGTGGAACATTCACTGTTCTTCCTGATGATCAATTCGTTGCCCGTTCTGAGAAAACCGGTTTCTACGGTTCTCTCGAAGAAGGCCGCGTTTGTATCGATGCTCGCGCAATCGTTGGAATCAGAATCTAATTAATAATTAGATTAAATTTAAAGGGCCCAGCAGATTAATCTCTGCTGGGTCTTTTATTTTATAAATATTTTAGATATTTTTTTAGTTAAAATTATAATATATTAAGGAGATAAAATATGCCAAAAAGAAAGAAAATAGAAGAACTTTCCCAAACTCATGGAAAATTAGAAAATACTCAATATAAGAGTTTAGATCAAATTTGGGGAGATACTGGACTAAGTAAGTATAATACAACTAACCTTCAAGATTATACTAATCTTATCAATGAAATGAACAAAAGCGATCTTCAAGCTCATGCTAATAAAATAGGCCTTGTGCCAATAGACAACAGAGAAATGCTAACAAAAAGATTAGTATCAGAATTTAAGAAATTTATATCCTCTTTTAATGTTCCAAAAAATATAGATAATTCTGTAAATTTAGATAAAAAATCAAAAGATATCCTTTCTGAAGGAAAGTGATTTTTTTTTTAAAAATGTTAAATTTATAGTGTAAGTAATTCATACGTGACACCAATAAATAAACCTCTATATACTCAGTTTTACGATTCAACAACCAAATCTTTCGTTGAGCAAAACCTGACTGGAATTAGCTTTGAGTTTACTACTGGCGACCTTAATAGTCCTATATATGGTGACCGAACTTTTTTTAGTGGTTTAAGAATACCTATATTCAAAAATGATAGAATTATTGCCTGTCCAGTTATTATAGGAAATTGTCAAACTGTTGATGGTCCAGCAATTAATATTGGAACTTACAATTTAACTTGGAGTCCAGAGATTATAAGAAAGTTTGCTTGGGGCCCAGAAATAGCATTAGGAAGCTCTAACCTTCTTCTTTCTGGCGTAGGTAATGTAGCTATTGGTCATTTTAACGATTTTAATCGCACGCAAAGAATGTATATGATTGGCACGTATAATTACGCAACTCAGAGTGCTTACTCTTCTGTAATAGGAACTTATAATCAATTATCTGGATTTTCTGAATCAACTGTTTTAGGAAAAAATAATTATTTATACGCAAAAAATAATGTAGAAGGACTTTTATCTGCTCCAGGAGTCTTAGGTAGTACTTTTAGTGGATATGAGAATTATAAAGTTGCTGTTATTGGGGATAATAATAGTTTATTTGAAGGTGCAGGCGAAGTAACTTTAGTTGGTAATTATAATCAATTTACTCAAAGTTCTGGAATTTCCTGCTATGGAAATGGAAATAACTTTTTTCAAACACAGGGTGGAAATACTTATGTAATTGGTTTTAGCAACGACATCAATAAAAGCTTCAATATTTATTCGATAGGAGACAGTAATATCTTTGAATCTGCTAATTCTGATATTGTAATAGGTAAACTAAATTTTAGTACAGGCAGTTATTTGAACTATGTATTTGGAGGAATAAATAGCTTACAAAAATCTTCAAACAATATAATATATGGCAACTCAAATACAATTTTAAGTTCAAATAATTCCGTATTTGGTAGCATTAATAGTTTAAGTTCAGGCGATGAAAATGCTATTTTCGGTAATAACAATGTTGTATCTGGTGCAAATAATAATTTTATATTTGGCAATGGGAATTCTTCAGATGGCTCACTTAGGTCAGAATTATCTAATAATCATGCATATTTAACAGGTATTCTACAATTCTCTGCTGGAAATTCTAATTATTACGCAGGAAATCTTATTAGAGGAACTAATAATTATGATACAGTCACTTTAGGTAATAGTAATAAATTAGCTGGTAATACGGAATCTTTGTTGATAGGGAGAGATAATGAATTTATTTTAAATAATAAGTCTTTTGTTTTTGGTTATAATAATAGAATAACAGGTTCAAAAGATTCAATATTTGTTGGTTTCAATTTTCAAAGTGGAAATGGTACTGTTAGTGGTTTAGGTATAAAAATTTCTGCTAATGAAATAAACCTATACGGAACAGTCAAGGTTAACGGCGTTAAATTAAATATTCCTTAAATTATTAATTTTTAATTGGTGTAATTTATTATATGTCCACTACATATAATATAAACACAATTCAAGGCGACCATTTACAGCTTTCTTTAAGAGTAAAAGATTCTAATAATAATTCAATAAATTTAAGTGGATATGATGTTAGAGGAGTTGTAAAATATGCTTATGGATACACAGGAGATCAACAAATTTTAGTTAATCTAAATCCAACTATTATCTCTGGCAATAATGGTTCATACTATCCATCTGGAATAGTAGATATAAACGTAGATTCTTATACAACTGCAAGTATTCCAGTAGGAACTTTTGTTTATGATATAGAGCGATTTCCTTATGGAATACCAACTGGTAATTCTATAAAGTTGATTAGAGGAAAGTTTATTGTAAGTCCAGAAGTAACATCTTTTTAATTTTATGGCAGATTTAATTGTAGATGTAATTTTGCCAAATGCAATAACTACGGATGTAACTTCTCCAAGTTTTCAAGGGGATGCAAATATTTTTATACCAGGACCACAAGGCCCACAAGGACCAGAAGGCCCAGTCAATCAATTTAAAACCTTCAAAGTTAATAATCAACCAGATTTAATACCAACTGGCATAGAAACATTAAAATTTATTGCTGAAACTGGGATTAAAATATCAACAAATAGTTCTCAAAATCCTTATAAATCAATTACTATAGATGCTGCTCCATTAAGTGGTTATTTTGAAAGTGAAAATATACTTGGATATACCGCTAATTTAACTCAAGGATCTGATAACTATTATATTAGTTTTCCCCAAACATTATCTTCTGCTCCAAAATCTGTGGTATGCGCTTTTCAAAATATAGTAGACGATATGGCTTACTATTTTACGATAGGAGCAATCAATTCTAATGGGTTCTATATAAACTTTAGTGATATTTTATTAAATAACGGATATTATTTAAATGTTCAAATAAAAAAATAAAAAATATGTGTAATCTAGTGAAAGTAAATAAAAAACTATGATAAGCGCTTTTAAACACCTCCGACTTAGCGGATATAACTTAACTCCAGTCCCAGGAGTTGCATACGATGGAAGTTCAGCTTTGCGTCTTGGATTTGGAAATAGCGGTCTTGCTTACTATAGCGAACTTACTGGAATTAGTGGTTATCTACAAGGATTAATTAATACCGCTACAGCAGATGTAAATTCTATAAATAATCTACAAGGCAATGTTTATGTTACTGGCGACAATGGAATAACAATTCAAGTAGACTCAAATCTTGGCGAAATTAAACTAGTAGGAAATAGTGGATATTTTCAATATTTAACAGATAATCTCGCTACTTATAATACTAATTATAGCGGTTGGGCAAATGCACAATTTGTTGCAAAATCTAGTAATCAAGTATTTACAAAAGAGCTTACTCCATTAAACCTTGATGCATATGCAATTATGTATCCAGTTGCTTTTGTAGGCACTCCGAAGGTTCAAGCAACATTAGAAGTCCCAGGCGAAATTATGTATAATCTTAGTATTAGATCTATTGGATCAGATGGATACACGGGTGTTCTTTCTGATAATATCACAGAATCTCCTGTATATATACATACTTTTGCTAGCACTCAATAAAAATTAAAGTGTAATTCTGATTAGAATATTAGAATTACAAATTCTTTTGTTCTTTAGTCTGCTATAAAAAGCAGCAATTTAGCGCAAGCTAATAAAAAGGATAAAAAGTGGCAAATATATTTAAAGCAAAAACGCTTGTAGGCAGAACAGGGATTTTTTCTCACGAAGTAATTGCTCCAAATCTTGTATATAATACTGGAAATCAAACTATTTCTGGAAACAAAACTTTTATTAATAATGTAGAAGTTCAAGGCACTGGAATATTTAATGCTGTTGATTTAAGTAATATTAGTGAATTTCAATTCTCTGGCACAGATATAAATTTAATAAATAGTAATATTTATATTAGTGGTGGAGGTTCGATATATATATCTGGAAATCCAGTTCTTACAGGTGTAGATCTTAGTTCTTACGCCACGATAACCAATCTTGCTTCGACTGGTAGTACGCTAGACAGCAAGATAAACGCTCTTAGCGGAGTATCAGTTTTAACATTTGGTAATCAAACAATCTATGGTGATAAAACATTTGATGATTATAGAGTATTAGGTGTAAGAATAATTTCAGGACTCCAAGGCTCACAACCACATAGTTTAAATTTAATAGCAGCAAATGATAATATAATTGGAGCGCCGAGCGCAGTAGCTCCTGGTGGTAATATAATTTTAACAGCAGGTACAGGAACAGTACTTGGAAATTCAGATTATGGAGGTATTACTTTATACGCTGGTGGACCGCAATTCGATGGAGATATAAATTTATATGGAAATATAAGGATTAATAAATATACGCATCCTGGTTTTCCAACTGTCTCCCAACATAATCTTCTTATTTATAAAACAGGCTCCGCCGCGGGCTGGGGGGGGCAAGTGGGAACGATGCCTGGTTTAGTTATTGATAATGATAACATTTCATTAAATGAAATACTTCCCGGATTTCCACCATTTGGTTTAATTATTGGTGGCGTACCAGTAACTCCAGCGTTATATGTTAATACAACAACCAATCAAACTATAGGTGGTCTTAAAACTTTTACATCTAGTATAGATATCTATAGCGGAACAAATCCTCAAAGTTTAAGAATATTTAATGCAACTGGCACTAACTCTGGAGAATTCGGGCTGTTTGGTTGGCAAAATAATAATTTAATCATTGGTTCTCAAGCAACAAATTTTGGTATTCTTCGCGATTTGACATTAACTGGCGCAAATATTAATATCAATGCTTCTGGTGTTTTAAATATATTTGATCCTACAAATATAGTTGGAAATTTAAATGTAACAGGAAATATTTTACTTAGCGGCAATTCTGTTTTAACTGGAGTAAATTTAAGTTCTTACGCCACTATAACAAATCTCGCTTCGACTGGTAGCACGTTAGATAATAAGATTAACGCTCTTAGCGGAGTATCAGTTTTAACATTTGGTAATCAAATTATCTCGGGTAATAAAACTTTTGTTAATAATATAGGTGTTTCTGGAACTGGAGTTTTTAATGCGATTGATTTAAATAACGTTGATACTCTTTCTATTTCTGGAGCAGATGTTTCAATAGTAAATGGCACGATTAGTTTAACAAATCGTCCCAATGTAAATGGGACAGGAGTTGTTTTAAGTGGAGAGCTTAATTCAACTGGAATTTTTTTAAATAATAAAATTAACTCACTTAGCGGATACGTAGATTATTCATTATACGATATTGTATATATAACAGGAATTCAAACTATAGTTGGAAGAAAAGGAATTAGTAGTATATCTGGAAATGGTGCCTTACTTAATCCACGAGTAGGGCTTGAGCTAGTTACTAGAGATAATATATTTACACCAACATTTGGTGTGGGTTATGGAGGAAACATAAATATAGTAGGTGGAAGCGGACTAAGTGACGGAGGAAGTGTTAATTTGTATGGAGGAACTCAAGCAAATGAAATCTATGGAGGGAATGTTAATATATTTGGTAATTTAAATTTTAATCCATTTACAAATATTAGTAGAACAATTAATATATATAAAAGTGGCTTAGTATTTGGAACTGCTACAAGTTTCCCATCTATTACGATCGATCAAGATAAGGTATCTATTAATAGTCCAATGGTTGGAGCATTAGGGAACGGAATTGGACTTTACATTAGTGGAGTAGGAGTAACTCCAGCATTATATGTTAATACAACAACCAATCAAACTATAAATGGCGCAAAAACTTTTACATCTGGTATAGATATCTATAGCGGAACGAGTCCTCAAAGTTTAAGAATATTTAATGCAACTGGCACTAATTCTGGCGAATTTGGATTGTTTGGTTGGCAAAATAATAATTTAATCATTGGTTCTCAAGCAACAAATTTTGGTATTCTTCGCGATTTGACATTAACTGGCGCAAATATTAATATCAATGCTTCTGGTCTTCTAAATATTTACGATAATACAAATTTAGTAGGTTCTCTTACTGTTAGTTTTTTAACTAGTGGAGGCAGTGGTATTTTTGGGAAAGATCAATCTTTTAATGCTTCATTATATCCATCTATGCCAGGCGGAGAAACAAATTCAATTTCTGGAAATCATTCAGCAATTGGTGGAGGAGTTTGTAATCTTATAACGGGAGTAAGATCTACTATTGGTGGTGGATGTTCCAATATAATACAAGGAAATCTGAATACTATTGGCGGTGGAAGAGATAATATAATTGGTTCTGTAGGAAGCTCTTTTCCTAATATATTTAATGCTTCTAATTTAAATAATGTTATTGCTGGAGGAATTTGTAATTTTATAGGACCAGGATGTACTGTATTTAATAATTTTATTGGTGGCGGATTACGTAATTGTATAACTCATTCCCTTCCCGGTTTTACATGTGCAAATAATAATTCTATATTAGGTGGTTCAAACAACTCAATATGTTTTCAAGCTCATAATAGTATAATAGGAGGATTTTGTAATAATCTTAGCTCTTATTGTTCTACAGTAATATTGGGCGGTATTTGTAATAGTGGAGCTAGTTCTGTTGGCGTACTCTTTGCTTCTATAATTGGTGGAAATAGGAATAGATTAGATAATGGAGACTCTTCAGTTGCACTAGGAGGTTGCGATAATAAAATAAATGGAAATTGTAGTTCTATAATTGGTGGGCATTCTAATCTTGTAGGTATAAAGACAAGAGGCGCTAATGCAGGATTTATAGCAGGTGGAGGTTTTAATATCATTACTGGCAATTTTTTAAATTGCACTACTGCAACGGAATATAGTTCAATTTTTGGTGGATATAGTAATAAAATAACTTCTTGTTTCGCATCAGTTCTTGGAGGAAGACAAAATTTTGTTTCTCACATTGGAGCGACAGTAATTGGTGATGGCGGATCAAGAGGTAAAGCATCAAGAGGCGCTTGCTCTTTATCGTTAGATTTTAATGGTGGAATATTTTTAACAGGCAGTAATATAACTTTATCTCCATCTCCACTTCCTGGAAGAGTTGATTTTTGTGATAGTAATTTAATTAATGCTACATCAAATATATTAAATGCAAATACAAATTTTTCAATTGGCACAGGATATAATAGTAGAATTGTTCTTGCAAACTCTGGATCAATGTTAACTGGCACAATAAGTTTTGGAAATCCTACTGGATTTAATACATCAATTATACAAATTGGAGCAGGTCAAGTTCAAATTACTGGTTCAGCAGGAGTAACTCTAAATAGTTATAATAATCAATTTAGAACCGCAGGTCAATATGCAACAATCTCATTATTGCATAGCGGAGATAACGGATACATAATATATGGGAATACTGCTATATAAATATAAAATATGAAAACTTTTGTTATTAATTTAGACAGAAGACAAGATAGGCTTGAGTATATGAAAAAACATCTTGAATTTCATGGTATTCCATCTTTTGAAAAAATATCAGGAATAGATTATAAAGATTTTATTTCTATAGATGAAAATAATCAAGAATATATAGATTATCAAAAAATAAATAAAACAGATTTACTAGAAAAGATCCAAACAGAATATGTTTGCTTGCATAGAGGCCAAGATGAATTGTTACAATTAAAACATTATGATAAAGAAAATGATCTTTTAAAGATGACATTATCAGAAGTTTGTGTTGCTAAAAGTCATAAGAAAGTTTGGAAAGAAGCCATGAATTATGATTACTCTTTGATATTAGAAGATGATATTACATTTACTCAAAGAATTCCACCTTTATTAAACCATATAGAAAATGAGTTTAATGTTAATTTTGATATATTTTTATTAGGCTGGGCTATTGGATATGCAACGAATATGTTTTTTTTAGAAAATATTAATACTTCATATCTCATACAAAAAATTAATTATGCATTATGCTTGCATGCATATATAGTAACCAAAGATATGGCTAAAAAACTTTATGAATCTACTATTATTGGTCCAGTAGATGAACATGTGGCGGCGCTATATGAAAATATAAATTGTTATGGAATGTATGCCTCTCTACAAACTGAAAATGATTTAATAGATAACGCCCACTCTTCAGATCCAGTAAAAAGTAGATTAATAATTTAATTATAAAATAATTTTGATATAAAATATATATAATATATAATATATAATATATGAAAACTTTTGTTATTAATCTTGATAGAAGACAAGATAGACTAATTCATAGTACTGGGCTTTTAAATTTTCACGAAGTTGAATTTGAAAGAGTCCCAGCTATTGACTATAAAGATTTTATATCTATTAATAAAGACGGTAAAGAATACGTTGATCAAGATAAAGTCAAGAATGCTAATCTTCTTAATTTAATACAAAAAGAATATTTCTGCACAACTACTAGTCAAAGTGAGTTAATGAAGCTTAAATCTTATGATTATGAAAAAGATTTAGTTAATATATCTATCTCAGAAGCTTGCGTGGCGCAAAGTCATAGAAAAGCTTGGAAATTAGCGCAAAATTATGAATATTCATTAATTATGGAAGACGATGTTACCTTCTTCCTGAGACTAAACGAATTATTTAATGATTTAGAAAATATTAAAAATAAGCTAAATTTTGATATATTTTTACTTGGCTGGGGTAATAAAAATAACTTTTTAAGTTTTGAACCAACTGATTTTAAGATACGTTCTCACTCACAGAATATATATAAAATAAATGCAGCATTATATTTACAAGCTTACATAATAAAAGGAGAAATTGCTAAAAAATTATCAGAATCAACTATAATCGGTCCAGTAGATGAATATTTATCAACAATATATCCTAATATTAATTGTTATGGAATTGATGTTAGTTTTCAAACCGAAAGAAATGGAGATAATGGTCATTCTTCATTCGCAAATGAAATTTTATTAGCATAAATTGAAAACTGTAGTATTTTTTCTTCAAGGTGGAATTGGTAAACATATAGCTGCAACTGCAGTTGCTGAAAATATAAATAAAAATTATCCAGATAGAAAATTAATAATAATTTGTCCTTATCCAGAGGCGTTTCTTAATAATCCATTTGTGCATAGAGTATACAGATCAAACACTGTTCAATATTTTCATGAAGATTTTATAAAAGATAAAGATACTATATTTTTAGGCAATGAAGTATATCAAAGCAATGAATATGTAGTTGAAAATAAACATTTAATTGAAGCTTGGTGTGGCATGTTTGGACTAAAATATAGTGGAGAAAATCCAAGATTATTCTTAAACTATCCAGAAATTTATGAAAATATAAAGAAGTTCAAAAGAGAAAAACCAATTCTACTTCTACAAACTAATGGCGGTGGAGAAGGAAATAATTATAGTTGGGCAAGAGATCTTCCAGAATTTTTAGTTAATAATTTAGTGAGTAGATTAAAAGATAAATATCATATATTTCATATTGCTAGGGATGATCAGATATCATTTGAAAATACAGAAAAAGTTAATGCAAATTGGAGAGACATGTTTTGTTTGATAGGTTTAAGTCAAAAAAGATTATTTATAGATTCTTTTGCTCAACATGCCGCAGCTGCGTTAATGCTTCCATCTACTGTTTGTTGGATAGGCACTCGTCCAGACAGACTTGGTTATAATATACATTCTAATATATTAGCCAAAGATCAAGCTAAAGTTTTCACTCATAACATAGATGGGATTATACTTGAAAAAGAGTTTGTTGGATTGCCTCATCAGTGTAATTATAATATAGCAGAAGCATTTAATACAGAAGAAATATTATCAACTTTGCTTTAAATTTACAATAATTTAAAGTGTAATTTAAGGTATGATTATTAATACCGTACCATCTATTGCGCAAGAAATATATGAAGAAATGGGCGAACCAAGCGATTTTAGTATAGCTGCGATTGCTGCTTGGGTAAGAAGAAATATTGGTGGTCTTGGAAATCTTTTGAATATAGAGTTTGTAATTGATAGTTCAACTTTAGAAATTAGTCCAAGTCTTACAGATGTACAAAAATATATATTTAAAAAAATGTATTCCATATACTTTTTTGATATTAAAATAAAGAGTATTGGTAGCCTTGCTTCTGCTGATTATACTTCAATCAAAGATGATTTTGGCAGCGTACAAAAACTAAATACTAATGAAGTCTTAAAAAGCTTTTATCAAATCCGTAAGCAGGAGCATGAAGAATTAAAGTCTTTAGTTGATAAATATAATATAAATGAAGCGTCTCCATTACAAGTCGCTGGAGATGATACTATAGCAGGATCTTACAACTCAGAAAGAGATGCGTTATATAATATTCGCACAGTATATAATGCTGGTTAAAAATGAGCTTTATAGATCCCAGCGTAGCAGATAAATTCTCTAAAGAGTTTGATAAATTCTTTGATTATTTTTCTAGAGAGTTCACCGTAAACAAAGAACCAATTAAAGTTCTTGTTTCTCCTGCAACCACACCATTATTCGGCTATGATACTCAATCTGTACCAGAAGCTTATAATTATATTCCTGTTCAAGCTACTTTCAAAGGTAGAATATCTTATAATAAAAAACAAAGCGAAGATATATTAGCGGATGTTAGATTGTCTATCGCTCGTGGTATTATCACTTTAGTAGTTAAACAAGACGCAAGAGATTACATGGATCAAGGCAAAGTAATAAATATTCAATTAGATGGCAAAACTTTTAATCAAATTACCACAGCAGGAGTAAGAAAATATTTGAATAATACTTACTATCAATACTATTTAGAGGAAACAAAATAATGGCTGGTAGAATTAACAGATTAATCCTTAAAGATGAAATATCTAAAACTAAAGCAAGATCTTTAGAAAAAGAAGCTAATATTATTGCTAATAAAATCTTAGAAGATCAAAAAAAAGAATATTTAAATAACATAAATAATCATCCAATTTCTCAAGAATTAATGAATGGACCAGATTCTGAAAATATTTCAAGAACTTTAAATGGAGAAGGAAATTTATACACTTTTATAGGATTTAATCAGGGCGAAAAACCTATAGAAGATCTTACAGATTTAATAGATAAAAACACAAGAATAGAAAAAGGCGAATTTAAAGATGGAATATTTAATTTTAGAGTCTCTTCGCCTTCTTTAGAAGAACTTCAAGCTTATACACCAATGCCTTTTGAAGGCGGCAATAGTTGGTTAAAGAGTATAGAAAAAGGTATATCTGGATTTAGTAATTATTTATATGGACTTATGTTTTCTTCAAGCAGATCTGGAAGAGGCATACAAAGTCAGAATAAAGTTAGAAGAGCATCTTATAAACCAGCAAAATACTTTAGCTTGTTATACAAAAATTTTATAGGAAGTTTTAAATAAAATGAAAGTTCAATTTAATAACGTCGCAATGACCAGTATGCTATTTTGGTTTGATAATAAATTACTTACTAAAGGAGAAGCTTTTACTAATTATTCAAGTAATTTTTGGCCAATAGAAACAAGATATTATGGATATTATACTTATGGCGCGCCATTTAAACAGATGGTAATTGACGAATCTGTGCCAAATGCAAATATTATTAGCGGAGTATATATTAATAATACATTTACTACCGTAGGACAAAACTATCTAAGCGGCATAAATGCTAGTCAAGGGCAGTTATATTTTAGTCAGCCAATAGCTGGCACGCCAACATCTATAAGTGGAAATTATGCAGTTAAAGACTTTAATGTATACCTAACAAGTGAAACAGAAGAGGATTTATTGTTTGAAACTCAGTTTCAACTTAAACCTCAAACTTATCAAAATCCAACCGGACTAGCTCCTAATTTTGAAACATATCCTGTTATATATTTAAAATATCAAGGCGGAGCAAATGAACCTTTGGCTTTTGGTGGTTTAGATAAAACTAACATTAATGTAAGAGCAATCGTATTATCTGATAATATATTTAAATTAGACGCTGTAACTAGCATATTTAGAGATACTTCTAGGGATCTTGTGCCATTAATATATGATAATGAGATGCCATTTAATATGCTTGGGAGCTGCACTGGACATTGCTTTAATTATCAAGAATTAATATCAAATAAACAGCCAGATTATGAGTATTTATATATAGATAATGTTACTATATCTAAAATAGATAATAGATTAAGTAATAATTATAATAAATTAAATCCTAATCTCTTTACAGCTTTTATTGATTTTGAACTAAGCCAAAATAGATACCCTCATCAATAAAAAAAGGAAAAACCTAAAAATAAGGTGTAATAAAGATAAATGGAGAATTTAATATGCCTAGAAATAGAATAATTTATCAATCAGAAGCTCTTTACGCTGGCCCAGCACCAGCAACAGGTTTTCACTTTCAAGACGCAAACGGAGCAAGAACAAATGACGCTGTTGCTGGTAATAATTGGGCGCGCATTAGCGGTAACTTAGTCAAACAACTTCAAAGAATTCAAACTGCAAATTATAGTTTTACTGTTGATCGCACAGACGTAAATCAATTCGGTCAACTCGCAGCAATTGATCGCGTAATTCTAACAAATCCAACTGTTGCTCTTGATTTTAGCTATATTAATGCTAGTCTTGCGAATGAAAATATTCTTGGATTCACAATTGTTTCTGGCGGTACAGATTCTAACATTTCTGCAATCTCTGGATTCTTAAATAAAACAAGTGATGAAAGAAATTATTTTATCCGCACAACTCCAGAAGGAACAGATGCAGTAGGTAATACAGATAATACAAATCCAAATAATGGTGTTATTGGAATTGGAAATGCATTCATAACCTCTTATTCAACAGAAGCTTCTGTTGGTAATTTCCCAACAACTACAATTAATGTTGAAGGATTAAATATGAATTTCCAAACTGGTATTGGCACAGACGGGGCAGCATCAAGTGGTAATTTTGTACCAGCAGTTAACCCAATTAATGGACTACCCCTTACTAACTATTATCAGCTTCCACAAGCTTTACAAAATGTTGGAATTTCAAATGGAAATACTATTAGCGCTCTTCGTCCAGGTGATATTACATTAAGTTTAAGTAATACTACTGCTGGTGGCGCAGATGTTAATGCTATTAACATTCAAAGCTATACATTAAGCTTTGATCTTGCTCGTACTCCAATTGAAAAACTTGGAAATAAGTTTGCATTCTCTAGAGAGATTGACTTCCCATTAACTGTTACATTAAGCGTAGACGCTCAAGTAACAGATATGGTAACCGGAAGTCTTGCAAATATAGTTGCAAATGATTCTACAACTTATGAGCCATCAATAACAATCAAAAGTCCAACAGACTCTACCTTGACTATGGCTAAATTTAAGCTTAAAGGCTCTAGATTAGATAGTCAAGAATTTAGTTCTGATATTGGCGCTAACAAAACTGTTACATTAACATTTAGTACTCAAGTTGGTGGTCCTCAAGATACAACTAATGGATTATTTATTAACGGTCAGTTCTAATAAATAATTAAATAAAATTATAAAATAACCCTCGCTTCTCGCGGGGGTTATTTTTTGTGTAATTCAGTTTAGGTTAAAGGTTAAAATAAAGGTAAAAGATTATGGAAAATGATCCTATAAAAGATATTACTCTTTTTCAGATAAAGAGAAAAATTACAAATATATATAAAAATTTCTTTTTTATACTTGAAGATCTAGGTGATTCAGGCTATAATATAAATGATGAAACTTATCAAAAAATACGCAAAAGAATTCTCGATAATGCAAATGATGCTATTAGAGAAATAGAAGAAAGTTTCAGTAAATTAAATATATCAATAAAATGAGACCTAAAAGAATAAACTATAATTTTCCAGTAGATAAGATAATAGAGGGCAACTTGTCTATCCAAAGCATACAAAAAAGTTTAAAAGATAATTTTGGTATACTAAAACCTAGTTTAACAATTTTTAAAAATCCTAATTTTATTAATAATTATAAAAATTGGGATGAAAATAAAAAACACCAATTTATTAAAACAATTGGTGGAGTAGTCTATTATGGTAAAATAAAAAGATACCTTAATGAAATAGTTGAAAATAACGGAGAAAAAATATGAAAACAATGTATGAATTTACTATTAATCAAGAAAAAGAAGTCGAAAAAGTAGATGTTTCTACAAATGAAAAAGGCGAAGAAGTTAAAATTACTTCTAAAATAAAAGTCAATGCGCCAATAAAGCTATCAATTAAAAAACCTAGCAGAGGCCTTTTTGATGAAGCGGAGCTATTTTTCGGAGTTCGTCTTTCAGAAGGCATTAAAGCTGGCCTTTTAACTAGAGCTCTTTTAGCTAAAAGATTTAGCAATGACGGAGGAGTATTTAGTGATTCTGATAAAGAAGAATACACAAAGCTATACGTTAAACTCTTTGAATTACAAACAGAATTCCAAAGGGTTTCTTTAAAAGAAGAAAAAGATAGAAGCGAATCTGAAAAAAGTGAATACAAAAGAATTATAAAAGAAATCGCGCAAACAAGAGAAAAATTGCAAGACTATGAATTTGCTCAAGCAAGTCTATTCGAGCAAACTGCCGAAAATAGAGCTAGAAATAAAACTATTATGTGGTGGGTTTTGCAGTTAAGCCAATTGCAAGACGATGAAGGAAAATTTCAAGATTTATTCAAAGGATCATCTTATGAGGAAAAATTAGAAGCATACGATTTAGTAGAAGAAAAAAGCGAAGATTCTTGGGAAAGAAAAGCTCTATCGAAATTTGTATACCTGATAAGCTTTTGGTATACTGGAAGAGCTTCTTCTCAAGAAGAATTTGAAAAATTAGTCAAACTAATTGATTCTGACGAAGATAAAAATGATAAAGCGGAAGTTGCAACTTGATTCATGACAAGAATAAATTAAGATTAATTTTTATAGATGTCCTTAGAGGATATTCTATTAGAGCGTTTGGTAAAGATAAAATATTCATCAAACATCAAACAAGTTTTGATTCTGGCGATGCTGATCACAAAAAAGAAGAATTTAAAAATAAAGCAATTCAAGGGGGACTTCCAACTATAGAAGATCAAGATAAATATATTATTAAAGAAAAACTATGGTCAGAAGAAAAAAACAAAGAGATAGACAAAATAGGCTTTTATATATCTAACTTGAAAACTACAAAATCAAAATTATTTAGAAGTGAAGAAATTAAATCCATAAATGTTCAAATTAATGAAGAAAATTTAAAATTAAATAAATTAAAATCAGAAAAGAAAGAATTAATTGGATTTACAGCAGAAGACTATGCTAACAAAAAAATAAATGAATATTACATAAAGAATTCATTATATAAAGATGAAAATTTAAAAAATACATATTTTTCCGAAAACGAATTCGATGAATTAGAAGATAAAGATATTGTAAATATATTAAAAATATATGATGAATTTAATAAAGATTTCTTTGATAAAAACCTTAAGAAGATAGCGTTGTCTCCTTTTTATTTAAATCTTTTCAATATTAGCGAAGATAATCCTTATTATTTTTATGGTAAACCAATTATGCATCTTACTTTTTATCAAGTTGAGGTATTTGGATATGCAAGATATTTTAAGAGTATTATAACTGAAGCAAAGAATAAACCTTCTGATGACCTATACGAAGATCCAGATAAATTAATTGATTGGTTAGAAAGTTCAAGAAATTTAGAAGAGGTTTTAGATAAAAACGTCTCAAAAGAAAATAAAAAGAGCGAAGGCGCTGTAGGTACTTCTATTATTGGAGCAAGCAAAGAAGATCTTGAAAAAATAAACAAAAATCAAAAAGGTGTAAGTTTACATCAAGAGGCTTTAAAAAAGGGTGGAGTTTTAAGTATGGAAGATCTAATGAAATTACATGGTGTTAAATAAGTTAAAACTATCATAATTAAGTATATTTTGTGTAATTTATAGTAGCAAAGGAATAAGGTATGGCTAGGACTTCGGCTACAATTTCAGTAGGTGCAGACACGAGACAACTCGAAAGAGATATACAAAATGCGTTATCTCGTGATTTTAAATTTAAAGGACTAAACGAAAAGAATTTTACTCAGCCTTTAGGTAGAATTACTGGCGCTGCAAATGAGTTTCAAAAATCGTTAGATGCATCAAATGCGCGCGTTATTGCATTCGGAGCAAGCGCAGGTTTAATCTATACAGTACAAAAAGCTTTTACAGATTTAATTAGAACAACTGTAGATGTTCAAAAATCACTCACAGATATTAATGTTATATTAAATACGACTACCCAAGGTCTAGCTAAATTTGGTGCAGAAGTATTTAATATAGCTAAAGATACCGGCCAATCATTTCGCTCTGTAGCAGAAGCTGCAACAGAACTTGCTCGTCAAGGTCTCGGCGCAGAGGAAACATTAAAAAGGACCAGAGATGCTCTTATATTAACTCGTCTTAGCGGTTTAGATACTCTAAGCGCAGTAGAAGCTTTGACTGCAACGATAAATAGCTTTAGTAAATCAGCTTTAGATTCAACTGCTATTATTAATAAATTAGCTAATGTTGATGCTGCATTTGCCGTAAGTTCTGCGGATCTTGCAGAAGCAATTAAACGAGTAGGAAGTTCGGCTCAAGATGTTAATGTTGATTTTGATGAATTATTAGCTATTGTTACTAGCGTACAGCAAACTACTGCTAGAGGTGGTGCAGTTATTGGAAATTCTTTAAAAACTATTTTTACAAGAATACAAAGAACAGACGTCTTAGATCAACTTCAATCTTTAGGAATAACTGTAAGAGATTTAGAAGGAAATACTTTACCAGCACTACAAATATTAAGAGAATTAGGCGTAACATTTGATACTCTTGGAGACTCTCAAAGAGCACAAGTTGCTGAAAGTGTTGGAGGAGTTTTTCAAATTAACGTCCTAAAAGCTGCCTTAGGAGATCTAGGTAAAGAATATTCTGTATATGATAGAGCTCTAAAAACTTCTACATCATCTACAGATGAAGCTATTAGAAGAAATCAAGCTTTAAACGAAACTATAGCTGCTTTATTTAATAGAACTGTAGCAAATACTGCACAACTTAGCGCTACAATAGGCTCTGGAGCTTTTCAACCAGCTATAGAGAATGTTTTAAAAAGCGTTAATAAAGTTTTAGAATTTATAAATAGTCAAGATAGTGAAAGTATTGGAGGTAGACTAGGAGAGGGTATATTAAAGGGTCTTTCAACATTTATATCTGGTCCTGGAATAGTTTTAATTACTGCTGTTATTGGAAAACTTGCTTTAGATTTATCTAAATTTGCAGCGTCTGGAGCAAAAGCTTTATTAGGTATAAATCAACAAGCTGAGGCTAGAGCTCAATTACAAACAAAAATTAATCAAGTTTTAAGTCAAGAGCCTCAATTACTTGCAGCGATTAATGCAAAACAAGTCACGGTTTTATCTGTAGAAAATCAAATATTAAGAATATTGAAAGAGCAAAATGCTTTAAGAACCCAGGCTGCAGCATTATCTTCAACTATTGGCGCTTCATTAGTTACAAGAGGCGTAGGAGTTAAAGGTGGTCAGATAACTACCAAATCTTCTGGATTTATACCAAATTACTCATTATCAGAAGTATATGGTGCTTTATCTGGAGGTTACAAACCAGGTAAAATAAAAGAAATGAATATTTCTGGAGAAGGCAGAGTAATATATAACTCTGCAGAAAAAGTCAAAAAATTTCCTGGAATGTCTCAACCAGCGATTATTCCTCCTAAAAATAGTAAAGCTGGAAAACAATATCAAAAAGATTTTACTAATCAAAATGGTTTTGATCCTTATGCTTCAGATGGATTTATTCCTAATTTTGCAGCAAATCCATTTCAACAAGCTCAAAGATATATAACAGAAGCGAGTAGATCTAAAATAGATGTAGAAGAATTAATTAAAAAAAGAGGTTATAATATATCTCCAGAAGTAAGAAAAGAATTAGACTCTATTAAAGCTAGTCCAGCTTTGCTTAAGAAAAATGGACCAAAAGAGACTGTTTCATTTAAAGCGCAAAATCTTGGTATAGTTGGCGTGACTGGAAGAAGAGGCGCAATTAACGCCCAAACTTCATTTAATACTTTAGGGTATCAGAATGATCCAAGAATTATAAGATTTGAAGGAATTCAAGCTCGAACATTAGAAGATTTAAAAAATAGCACAATTAATAGTAAAGGCGCTTTTTCAACAGAAATTAATAAATTATTCGTAGATCCTTTAGCAAATTTAGCAAATAGTATTTTTGGGCCAATTAGTCCTGATCCAAAATTTAAATCAACACTAGTTTCTAATACAAGAAAACCAGGCATTAATCTTTTCCCTCCTGGCGCCGAGGGATCTATTTTTGAAGCTGCAGTAAATTTAGGAACAAAAAGAGGAGGAGCGTTAGAGCAAGCTTTTAATCAAGATGCTTCTCAAAAACCGTTTGATTTTGAAGAAAGTTCTCCTCCAGCAACATCTTTTAATAGTAAATTTGGATTTACTCCCCCTGTAATAAAAGCTGACGCAAAGAGAACTATTACTTCGGAACAAGCGAGAGAAATAATAGATAAAGCTTATAGAGACGCTACTACTCGTCCTTTATTGCCTACCCCAAGATTAAAAAACTCTGGTTTTATACCTAATTTTTCCGCACTTGATGCAGCAATAGAAAGAGAATTAGCCGCAGGAGTACCATCTTCCAAAATTAGAATTGGACAGGATAATAGATTAACAAGTTCATATAACCCATTAGGAGTAGGAGTTTATAATACAGAAGATGAGCCAAATGGAATTAAACAAGGAATTGCGGCGCAAAAAAATATTAATGTTGCGAAAAAAGCAGGATCTTTTTCTGAAGGATTTATTCCTAATTTTGCTTCTCCATTTATGCAAGTTAATCCCGCAATGGTTGCTTCAATGGCCGGAGGCGGAATGTCAAGCCAACAAGCAGCGCTTCAATATCAAAAAACTTTTCTAGCAGATGCACAGAAAGAATTCCGTGGAATCGTAGATCAATTAAGAAATCAACAAATAAGTTTAAAAAATGCAAATAAGCAGGTTGACGCGCTAGCTTTAAAATATAATTTAACAAATCAAAGCGCTACAAATATGAATCGTAGTTTACAAGGCGTTGCAAATGCTACAAAATCATTTAATCAAAATGTTTCTAATTTAGAAAGATCTGCTGGAGGATTTTTAGGATTAGGTATCGGTGGAGGTAGGCAATTAAGAGAATTAGAAAGAATTAGAGACACTACAACTGGTGAAAGGGCACAGAGAGCATCCGAAGCTTTAGGTAGAGCCCAACAAGCGAGACAAGCTGGTGGAGCAAGATTACAGACTGCTGGAATTGGTTTAAGCATAGGCGCACCAATACTTGCTCAAACAATTGCTGCTTCTAGGCCAGGAGATAAAAATGCGCAAGCTGCGGCAGAAGGGCTTGGGACATTTGCAAGTTTTGCTGGAGCAGGAGCTTTATTTGGACCATGGGGGATTGCTATCGGTGCTGCAACGGGGGCAGTTTTAGGATTTAGAAAAGCTTTAGATATAGTTAATGATAAAACTGGAGAATTTGCGAAACAAGCGGCTGAGTCCTTAAATAATTTATCTAGATTTAATGAAAATGTTCAAGGGTTTTTAACTTCTAGAGACCAAATTCGAGGACTACAAACTGGAGAAATAAAAGGTACAAATAAAGACTTGCAAAGAGCAGAGAAAGAGTCTCGAGCAAGCTTGGGAAGAATACTTAATGACGTTGGTCCTGAACTAAAAGATCAAATCATAAACTCTATAGAATCTGGAGATGAAGAAAGATTAAGAGAAGCTTTAGGAAGAGCTTCTGTAATAAAAGAGTCTACAAAAAGTATAGATGAATTCACAAGTAAAATAGCTCAACTTAAAAAAGATGGAAATTTAAAAAATACATTTGATGAAAATATTACTGCTTTTGGCATGTTACGAACAAAATCTGGAGAAACTTTTGCAGAATTATTTTCTAATAATGAAAAATTAATTGGATCATTATCTGGATATGCTAATGCTGTTGAATTAGTTTCATTTACTACGTCTAAAGGTATGAAAGATTTAGAGAAATCATTGGCAGACGGACTTCCTTTTGGCGATGTTCGTGATCCATTTGGCTTTACAAATTTAACTAGTATTCAAAATGGACCAAAAAGTGTTATGGAGACAGGAATGTTACCATTTTCACAAGAACAAATAGATAAGAAAATAAAACAAATGGATATTGCATATGCAGAAGCTATTACTCGATCATCTCAAGGTTTCGGAGGAGTTTTCGAAAAATATGCGGTACCAAAAAATTATGCAAAATTAACTCAAGGAGAAAAAGAGAACGTTGCTATTCAAAAACTATCATCGGATTTAGCAGCAGAAAGCTTAAAGAATTTTAATGCCGAATTAGATAATTTTGTTGGTGGTTTAGTTACTTCTGGAGAAATAACAGAAAGAAATAGTAAAGGCATAAAAGAATCTATTAAAACTATATTAGAAGGAGATGGAGATCCAAGAGAAAAAATAGATAAAGTAATAGCAAAATTTTTAGAATTAGGCGGTAGCATAGAGCTAGCCGGTAGAGCAATGGATAATGCTGCAAAAGGGATATTTTCTTTTACAAAGTTATCAAGAACCTTAACTGAACTTTTCGCTCAAGGAGATGGAACAGAAGAAGGTAATGCTAAAGCAAAAGCGCGAAGATTAGCTGGAGCAGAAATATTAAAACAAGCAAACTTTGCTGAGCTTTTCAAAGATCCACAATTTATACAACAATATAGCCCTCAAACTATACTTGAAAATTTAACAAAATCTGCAGCAACGAAAATTGCAGAAGGGACTCAAGAAGATTTAAAACGAACAAGTTTAATAACCGAATTTTCAAATGAATTTAAAACAGAATTAGATGCACTTGCTAAGGAAGGAAAACTAACAGACGAACAACTCTCTAAACTCAGAGTTGGGTTAGATAAAGCTGGTCAAAAAGCTTCTATTTCTTCTAATAATTTTGATATTTTAAATTCAAGTATTTCAGACTCGGCTTTAAGACAAGAAGCGGTTAATAAATATAAAGCTATAGAAGCAGACTTAACTCAAAAACTAAATGGAAACGTCAATTTATTAATCCCTGCTTTATCAAACGCTGTAAAAAGTTTAAGCGTTATTCAACAAGCCAGAAGTGGCGAGATATTTTTAGAAGAAAAAAATTCACAACTTATTAAAGACTCTATTGATAGCATAAGATCTAACAGATTTGAAGGTTTAGATATAGAAGAATTAACAACAAAAACAACATCAGATTATCGAAAAGAAATTGCAGATTTAACTTTACAAGGCATTAATTCAATAAATGAAAACACATTAGATGATCAAGCAAAAATTTTAGCAAAAGAAAGATTAAAAGCTCTTGAGCAAGAACAATTAAATCTAATAAAGACTCAGGGAGGGTTAACTACAAGACAAATGGCTGATTACCAATCAAGATTAAAAGCGTTAAATGCTAGTAATACTTCTTTAACAAATGGATTTAATATATTAAACACTTCTATTCTAGATTCAAAACGACAGCAAGATGCTGGTAATAAACTCCAAACAATTAGAGCTGGTTTAGAAACTAAATATAAAGATAATCTTGTAAAACTAGATCTTGCCACGCAAGCTGCGGCAGAAAACTTAGCTTTATTAGCTCAAAGCGCGGAAGGCTCAATATTTTCAGATGAATTTTTAAGCGGAAGACAAGCAGTTAGAGAAAAAGATATAAAACTTGGAAATACTAAACCTATGGATTTCGTAGACGCCTTTACTGATGCTTTTGATTATAATACATCTACATTCTTTAGAGATGTTCAAAATAGCACAATTGATACAGCTAGAACAATAAAAAGCGAATTCAATAACGCATTTTTATCTTTTGCTAATGGAACAGAAAACGCTAGTGATGCATTTACAAAAATGGCTTTAAATATAAGCGATAAAATACAACAATTGTCGCTTGAATTTGCTAGTAATCAAATTTTTGGTTCCCTTTTCGGTAGCACTAGCAATATTTTTGGTGTTAATGGTAGTGAGGGTATTGGAGACTTCTTTAGTTCTTTGTTTAAATCAAAAGGTGGAATGATAAAAGGTTATTCGTCTGGTGGCAATGTAACTGGTGGATCAGGCACAAAAGATGATATCCCAGCTATGCTAAGCGCTGGTGAGTATGTTATAAGAAAAAGTGCTGTTAAGAAATATGGTCCAGAATATTTACAAATGTTAAATGAAGGAAAAGTCCAGAAGAATTTTTTCGGAGGACAGCTAGTAGGGATGCCGATTTTTCAAGGAATTCTTGGTCAGGCAATTGGCTCATTATCAGGGGGAGGAGGAGGAAAAGCGACTATTTCAGAAATGCCTGGAGCTGTAACACCTACTACTGATCTTAAAGAGAAGAAAGTTAAAAAATTTGCTAATGGTGGTGAAGCTAAATTTATAGGAGCAAATAATTATAGATATAATGACGCTAATCGCCCGACTGCTGGAGAAGACGTTATTGATGAAAGATTAAGTATAAGAGCTATAATTGACGAAAATAACCCACAGAATCAAAGACGAATAGATAGAGAAGCCGCTCTGTACGATTATTTAAACTATGTAGAGAGTGTCCAAGAGGAAAATCGAAAGGCTTATGCTGAAAACCAAAGAATTAACAGAGAGATTAGAGATGAATATAATCGACAAAAAAATGCTAAACTTCGAGGAGGATTATATAGTTTTGGATTAGGCTTATTAGGCGCAGGTATGAATCAGTTTGGTGAGATGGGAGGATTCAAAGGTATATTCGGCGCAGGGGAAGCTTTGGGTTCGAAAGAAGTAAGAAGAGCTCGTCCTGTTCACGATGTGAACCTAAGACCAGCGGATGATGGTAATACTGCCTATAAACCTACTCAAACTGCTCCATATTCTGGAGGAAGATTAAAATTCGGCAGAGCTAGCGGAGGATATATTCAAGGTTTTGCAAATGGGGGTTCTAGTGGTAAAGATGATATTCCAGCTCTATTAATGGACGGTGAATTTGTAATGAGAAAACAAGCGGTTAATTCTTACGGCAGAAAATTCTTTGACGATTTAAATACAGGTAGAGTTAAGAAATTTGCTAATGGTGGTATAGCTGGTAATTCATTAAATGAACTAAATAAAAATATAGCATCTAATCCTACGAATAATATAAACATAACTGTAAATGTTGCTAATGGACAAGCAGTAGGCGAAACTAGTCAAGACTCTAGTCAAAGCGCTCAAGAGCAAAATCAACAAAAAAATCAAGAAGCTAAATCTTTGGCTGCTTTAATTAAAAATCAAGTAATAGAAGTAATTACTCAGCAGCAAAGACCTGGCGGTATACTCAGAAAATAATTAAACTATTAGTTTAGCAGAAAAATTAATTAAATCTTTTTCAGCTATTATTTGATTCTTATTGATATTAAGATTTTGTGATAAATATTGATTCAAGTATTCTAAATTATAGGAATATTTAAACAACAAAGTTATATATTCTTTATCTTCGATTGTTGTTTTATATTTTTCATAAAATTTAAGATTATTACTAGTTTCTATATAGAACTTCTCATTGTTATAGAAAGATGTTATAAATTCGATATAAATATTACAAGTATTAGCTAATTCTTCAACTTCAAGTATTTTTACCCTACTTATACCTTCATTTTGAAGATAATCAACATCCATAGCAATATCTTCGTAATCAATTAGATTTTTATCATAATAACCCAAATAGTCTTTTTGTAAATTATAAGGGTTATCAAGAACATTGTCCGTGTTTAAATCATCAGATAAACATACCGTTTTGTTTTCTTGACCCTTGTTAAGCAAGGGTAGATATTTATTAAAAACAATACCATTAATAGTTAAATCTGTTTGTAAAGAACTAGTCTCAATACTGTCTGTATTAAATAAGTAAATATAATTTTGATAAAATGCTACAGTTTCATTATTAGATACTTGTTTATATATTTTACCTATATCAAATACTTGATTAGGGAAGAAATCCTCATATAAATTATTTATGTCTTCTTGTTTTTCGTTTTGTTCTATTAAAAATTTATAAACTTCAGACTGAAAATAGTTTAATGGGATAATTTTAATGTTTAAATTTTCTGAGATCTCTACTATATCAGTTTCCATAAAAGGTATAGTAAGTAAAGTTATTGAATCGCTAACATCCAACCATTTTTCTTTAACATTCTCTACAAATAAATTATTTAATTTTTTATTCTTTAAAATTTTATTAGAAATTTGACTTAGAATTAGAAAAGAATGTATGTTTTTTTCATCAAAATAATTTTTATTTATTAACACTTTTGCGCTCATATAATCTGCGCTTCTGTATATTTTATTAAACAAGGTATTTTTATTTAAATTTTCTATTTCATCATATTCTATTTCTTTTTCAAAATTATTAATTGAATTATTGTATTTAATTTGAAATTTTAATTTTTTAAAGAATCCTAATTTATTTTTTAATTCTTTATATTTTAAAAAATTATTTAAAAAATTATATTTAAAAATATTTTTAGCTTTATTTTTAGAGACACTACTATAGAATTTTATCTTGGGACAGCCAGGTATCCTTCTGGCAGTTTGATCTAGGTGTGGTTCATAACCTTCAACATTTTTAAACTCCTGCACTAATTCATCTTCGCCATTTTTTATAATAACATCATAACTAGGGAAATCTTCATATTCCCCAAAATAATCAGGTATTGACCTCAAAGTATCCCATTTAAAAGTTAAATTAAAATTATTTATTTTCATAATTAATATACATTAATTCCTGAAGCCTCTACATCTGCAGCTTTTATCTGATTCCTAAGAATTAATAATCCTGTAGCAGCAGAAGATCTTTCGCCTATACTATTTTGTGCAAATACTCTGAAAAAATAAGAACCAGTACGAAGTGGAGTTATAAAAGGAGGAAATATCGGAGCGTTTAATATATTATTATGTGATATTCCTGTTTGTAAATTTTCGCTCGAAATTGCACTCACAAAAGATTCTAATGGAGTAGTTGAATCAAAATTTGTCCCAGTTTTAACATATGTATAATAAATTGTATTCGAAGAATTTGCTGGTGGAATTATGTTATACATTATACTGTTAATACCATTTTGATTTGTAGAATAAGGTAAGTCTCCGTATACTGGTGAGCCACATCCATATGTTGCATAATCATTAAGATATGGTGTGTAATAACAACCATTTTTATCCCTAAATATTGTACTAAGTATTAAATTAGGAGTAGTAGGCGAAGCCGGTCTTATTGGTGTATTTACAAGTTGTCCAATATTATCTATATCTTTAAATTTTTTATCATTATATTCTAAGGCGCTAATTGTAAATAAAGCGTTGTCATTTTCTGTAATATTTAAAACTTTATATTTTTGAGGTTTATTTAAGTAAGATTCTAGATAGTATCCTGGATAAAGATTTTGAGCATCATTATTGATATTAGATTTTGTATTAATACCTGCGGCCAAATATCCAGTAGTATCTATGTTTATAATCCAAGGTGCACTTTGAGGTAATATATATCCACTAGTTAAATTACCTAAAGAAGAACTAAAATTTAACCTTATGTTGTTGGTGTATATACCAGATCCGCTAGTTATAAAATTTCTTGGATTATTAATTCTAATAGATTGTATTTGACTTCTTTTGAAAAATGAACTATTTAAACCACTAACTCCAGAAGAGTTTACAGAGCTATAACCCGTAGCATAAAGATCACCTAGATCTGTTCCGAAATCTAGGTTATAAGTTGGGGTTATAACATCAAATATAAATGAATTATTTGCATTAACTCCAGTTAGAGCATATGTATTTATAGAATCATATGGTAAATCTAATACCGCATATCCAGTTGTTAATTCTAATGTTCTACCTGCATAACTTAAATTTTTTCTTGCTTGATCATAAATAGATATAACATCTCCAGGTCGTATCAGACTTCCCTCTAAACCAGCTTGAAATTCTACAATTTCTGTGTTTGAATTTTGAGTAGCAAGAAGCCATTTGCCCGCTCTTCTTGCTTGATTTCTATTGGTACAACCAAAGGATGTAATTTCTGTTTCTCTGACTCCAAGTTTAAGCATCGCACTTACATCTTCAACTACCTCTATCGCGGGTTTATAATTATCATTTTCATCATTATATCTTACTATAGCTACTGTTTTTCTTGATTTTTTTGAAGCATCAGAATAAGAGAATCCAGGGGCGATTACATTGCTATTACTAAATAAATAAACTGAATCTCTTGGTGAATCTTGTGATAAAAAGATTTGACCAGCAGAATAATAAAGTATTCCTAGAAATAAACTGGCCATATCATTTAAAACTTTATACGCCTCTTCTTTTGTATTAAACATAACATTGCATGTAAATCTTGGTTCTAGTCCGCCAACCCCGTCGCTTACCAATTGATCGCAATATTGGCTTATTTCATATAAATTCCATTTATCTGCTAATTTTTCGTCTATATATTTACCTAATCCAAATCTATTATTTGTTATAATATCATAAAAACACCAAGCTGGATTATCTGTCCATGCGACTTTAAATTTGCCATTCCAAGGACCATTGTAATTTCTTGCTATTGGATCATAATTAACAGGAATTTTAACTTTTAAAAGTTTTAAGAGATAAGATCTAGTTGGAATTGCGCTGAAATATCTTGCGTCAAATTTAGAAAAAACTAATGCAGAATCTGGATAAACAAATCTATCAGAATAGACTTCAGTTATGCTATCTATAGAGCTCTCACTTTTTAAACTGGTAGATGTAGCTTCTCTGCTTTGTTTGATAATGTCTATCGCCCAGCCAATTTGGTCGTCAAATAATTTAAAAGTTGGTCTATTCTCTGCGAATGGTCTTAATGTAATATGATATGTCCAAATTACAGGTGAACTTGTGACTTTACCTTTTAATGTAATCTCATCACTTGACCAAGCATCTGATTCAAAAGGTGGATATTTTGAGGTATCTAATCGCACTAATGAGTAATCTTTTAAAACTCTATAGATTATAAATTGAAACTGCATCTCTTGTTGCTCTATATCTCCAGCGTTACTACCTTTCACTATTTGTTCGTATAGACTGTTTATTTTAATATTAATTTGTATAGAAGAAACGTCTGTATTATATATATAATATGTTTTTGGAGTAACTATTCTATTACTACCACTTATAAGATAATATCCATAAATTCTTTCATTAATTTGCTTAGTTACAGAAGTCTGAAGTGGTATTTTATTATTATCTACTTGTCTTCCAAAATAATTCCTTCTTTCTTCGTAAATATTTAAATATGGATTAAATATCGTGTGATCATTAGTTTTTTCCCCATAAGAAAATTTATAATTTGAATATTGAAAATTATTAAAACCATTTTGATCTGCTAAAGGTGTGTCGTCCCAAAATATGGATCTTGCTTGTGGTACGCTATTCGTGGAACCATAAGGCTCAAAGATGGCTGAAGTATATCCAATATCTCCAGTAGTTTTACCGCTTAAACTATAATAATATTTTCCAGTAGGAAAACCTTCAATTGGGCCTTCGCAAACCAAATCTAAAATATTAATTTCTGAAATAGAGCTTATTGCTGTTCGCTTCTTTCTATCTCCATAACTAGCCTCAGTTGCTGCACGTGTATCTACAGAAAAAATAGATCTTAAATTTGGCGTGTCAGGATCTACACCTGAGTATATTCTACTAGTTGGAAGCGTTGGATGTGAAGTGAAAGGATTATAAGTGTGACTACTTAATGTCGCTAGAGGAGTATAAGCAGAGTAAAAGCCACTTGGTCCATATCCCCAGCCACTTACATCGGTAGAACTAAGATATGGTACAGTAGAACCGCTAAAAGATAAAGATATAGCTCCAACACCACCACCATCATCTTGAGCCGTACTTTCTGGAAAATTATATCCAGCAGGTCCATATCCAATATTTCCAGGAAACAGTACATAAGCCAAACCATCTGCATATTTATTAATTGGCATAAATTAAAAAGGAATTGAAGATAGAGATTTCTGATCTATTAGATAACATTTCGAATTAAATATATATTGATTATCTCCTTCAAGAATAGATTGTTCAGTTGCGCTATCATAAGTGCCAACATATGTTTTATATAGTATATCATAATTTGCAAAAATATTATTTCCTCCAACTAGTAGAGTTCCATATCCGACTGGCACTGGGCCACCTTCGCCTACTGTATTAGATGGACCATTAAAAAGGTATGAATTTGCACCACCTGCTGATCCACCTATTGGATCAGCTTGGTTAGCTGTGAATGGTACGGGTGGTGGAGGCTTAGATAATAGCGCACTAGTACCATTAGCTATTAAACCTATGCTAGCATAACCAATACCAACTGCAAGTGGCATAAATTGAGGGTAAGCGTAACCAATTCCAAATCCAGCCGCTAATCCAATTCCACCTATCACTATTTGACCTACTGGGCTACTAGCGAATTTGGGTATAGTTTTAGTAAAGAAATTAGCAACACTTTGAAAAAAATCGGCGCCAATTAAACATGGAACAATGTCTATTGTTTCAATTTTTTCATCTAGAATAATAAATAATTCTGTATTTTTAATTTCTTCTATACTTTTAATATTTGGAACCTCAGAAAAGAGAGGACTACTATTAATTAATATTTCATATCCATAGTCCATATTATCTATTAAATGCTTTCTAAATTTTTTTGTATTTATTTCTATTGCCCTTAGAGCCTCTGCAACGCTTGAGACTTCTAAATCCCAAACTTGTCCAATCTCTTGTCCTAATTTACCATGTAAATTAACTTTTATCATATTTTTACCTCTAAATGATTACATGCAAAATCTTTTTCTATATTAGAATTTTTTAAATTAGTAGAACTATAAAGTTTAAATATATTTTTTTGAATATTATATAATATGATTGGTATCATCAAAAAATCAGAACATTTTTTATCTAATTCAGAAAATTCGCAATTTTCGCTTATATGACTATGGTATATGTAATGTATTTCATTATATAAATATTTTGTTTTTAAAAAATCAAGTGAAGAAATTTTAAAAAAATTGGTTGGATCAGAAGATATATTCTTACATGGAACGCAAATGAAATCATTTTTAAAAACTATAAAACCACAAGACTCTTCTGAGCTATTTTTTAAGCACTCCTCTTTTATAAAATTTTTAATTTTTTTATTAAACATTTGGTTTATTTGTGCCAGGAAATCCTCCAAATGGTAAAAATCCATTTAAATAATTTCCATTTGCATCTTTAGGAATTCCATGCGCTTCGGGTGAACTAGGATTTTCAGCTCCAGGTCTTCTAGGAAAATTTACTGCTTGTCCAGTAACACCAGTGACAAAAAGACTTTCATTGTTATAATACGTCCAGTGTATTCTTGAAGCTGTAGCATTAAAATTTTCTCCACCTCTATTCTCGGGCCAAATAATTGGTCTAAATGCAGGATTTTTTAACCATCTCAGTCTACACGAGCGAATATCTTTAGCGCAAACATCTGGTGTCCAATAATTATTATTTAAAGGTGTATCGAAAGCATTTGAGGTATGATTCTTAATGCAAACAAAATAGTTTTTTAAATTTCTATTTTCTAAAAAAACAAAATCACCCGAAATATATGTATTATTTATGTTCCAAGCTCCAGAATTACCAAGTGGACCATTGTTTCCTTGATTTGATCCAGTGATTCTATGTATTGCGCTAGCTCCAATTTGTCCTGTGGGAAAAATTCCACCAATAAATAATTGATTATTTTCTGTTGCAACTGGAGGAGCAGTTAAAAGACCTGATACCCTAATACTGGGATTTATTGTATATGCATAAATTCCACTATGCAATGAAGTCAATCTATTATTATACTCATAACAGCATCCTTCTCCACGATATTGAAATGGACATTTTTTTGAATATATTGTCCTTCCTGGAAAAACTAAATTTTCTAAATCAAGTATTGTATTAAGTTGATATTCGATCGTAGCACTATTTTCGATGGTTTTTCTATCTATATAATAGACATCTTTTGGAAGTTCTATTTCGTAGATACCTGTATTTGTAGTATATATATTGTATCCTTCGTCAAAATTTGAAGAATTTAGATATTTCAAAAATGTTCTAATTCTTGTAAATTTTGCCCCAATTATATCGTCAAAAGATTGAAACTGCATTCTAAGATAATTATAGAAAGAATTATTTGAACGATCAGGAGAAGAGTTTGATATTGATATCTTTGGGGTTGGTAATGTCGTTGATGAATTATATTCAAATCCATCTGCTTTTATAGGAAATGGGTAATATGAATTATTTCTCCAATTAATTATTCCATATGGATTATTTGTCATTTTAAATAAATTAAAATTGTTATAAATACGCAATATCCCCATATTAGTAGGTTGATCATTTCCGTAGCTTAAGGTTTTCGTTATTGGATGAACTTCAGAAAAATCTATTTCAAATAATTCTATTAATGAAGATGGATTTAAAGATAAAATATTTTCCCTAATATCTCTACTTCCACTTACAATTGATAAATAAGTTTGATTTTGGGATACAGACATATTATTCTGGTACCTCAGAAAATTCAGCTTTTATAGTATAAACATTGTAAGAAACAGGCTGAACCACCCATGTTGGGCAAGTAAACATAGTTTTAACGCTTGGTCTCGAATAAATTGTAGGTAAATTATAAACAAAACTTTCTTTGGAATTTCTTTGTTGTAAAAAATGTAAAATTGATACGGTCTCTAATTCACTTCTGTTTTCAAAACTTATGTTAATTTGTTTCAGATTATTATTAATTGATTCTTGTACTCTTTGTTGATAACCATTACCAAATTGATTTATTTTAATTCTAGGGTTACTAAGAAAATCTATACCATAAGAAGATTTCCACCAAAAATTTGGATATAAAACTGAGTTTAGAGATATATATCCATCCCATCTGGATTGTAAATTAGAAATCGTGATGGGATTATTGCCAACATTAGAATTTATAACAGAATAATAAAATCTGTTGTCGCTACCCTTGACGATAGCATACTTATCAAAACTAGTTGGACTAGTAGTCCAATTCGGAACTGTGTCGTAAATACTTGGCATATACCTTTTACCTCTTATATTTTACACTTAAAAAGAAGTGTAATTATATTTAATGTTTAATGTTTATTCTATAGAAAATCAAAATTTTTATCTAAATAATTCTATTATTTCTGGGATACAAAATGTTCAAGTATCATATAATAATAATATAGGAACATCGTTGGCTATAAGTGATGGAAATTTAAATTATTTTATATCTAAACCAATCGCTGCAAATTTAAGCTTAGATTATCTTCTAACTAGAAATGATCCATTAATAGGATATGTCACTGGCGATGCTTTTTCTGGAAAAATAGAGTATGGGAATAAATTTTTTACATTTTCGAGTGGCTATCTTACAAATTATTCAATTAATTATAGATTAGGGGAATATCCTCGAGTCAATATTAGGGCTTTAATACTTGGTGAACTTGGTAATACATCTGGAACCTTTTCTTATACGCCGTTTAGATTAAATAATTTTATCCCTGCAGATAATTATTATGTTGATTTAAATTTAAATGAAGCAAATAACAATAGATTAGAATCATTGGATTTAGGTATTGAAGTATCACGAGAACCGGTTTATACGATAAATAATTATTTACCAGATGAAGTAATTATTAAATATCCAATAAATATTAATTTAAATTTTAACTTTTCCATGAGCGAATATAATCAAGAAAGGATTACAAATATCTTTAATCAAATCGCTACAGGTCCATTAAGTATTGGTTTTAAGGACTATAATACTAGTAGAGATTTATTAAAATTTAATTTTTCTAAGTTAACACAAACATCAAGAGACCTTAATTATTCATTAGATAATGATGCTAAATTAAATATAAATTTAACTACCCAAATTACAAATAATGCAAATATTAATATTGCTGCGAATAATAACCAAGTAACACAATTTTCATATGGACAAGATGGATACGATTTAAATTCTGACTCTTCATTAAGTATACAAACCGATCCATCTACATCACCTCCTGGTTTCATTGGTTTATAAAAAATATACCTATATATTAAGTGGAGTTTAAAATATTAGAAAATATTAATATTTAATATTATAATTTAATATGATTATAGAGGATATAATAAAATCTAGAACTTTTTTGGAAGTCTTTATAGAGGACGATATTTTTTTAAATTCTTTGAAAGAAAAGTTTCCTGAAATCCTTGCGGATTTAACAACTCTAAGAAACTCGCCGAATTGTTCTTGTAGGTATAGAACAATTAATTATCTTATTTCAAAGATTGAAAACAAAAAAGATATTTTTTCTGAAATATTTTCAGAAGAAAATATAAAAAATGTAGCCAAAAGAAGCAGAGAAAAAAAGCAAAGAATAGGATCTATGAGAAAATAATGTTTTATACTTTTATAGTTTATCTTTTTATTTGTCTTGGTATAACTTACGGTTGGAACGATACTGAAGTAGCTAGACCTTTTCGCAACTTTATAGCTAAGATTCCTTATATTCACAAACCCTTGCTTTGTCATGAATGTTCTAGTTTTTGGATATCTTTAGCTATTAGTTTTTTTATTAATCCATTTTTTGGATTAACTTATCCATTTTTAAGTAATATTTTTAGCGCGTTTTGTGGGTTTTTTATTAATTTATATTTTGTTAGAAATCACTTGGTCAAATATAAAGATTATTAATCTTTAATTTTTTTAATTCTATCAATTAGTTCGAATATCTTTACTTTTGAGATGTCTGTTATTGAGTTTAGATTTTCTGCGCCATCAAATTTCTCTTTAATTAATCTTTTTTTCAATTGATCAAAATTTATATTCTTATCTTTCATTACTTTTTCAAGTAATGATTGAGGAGAAGTTGGATTTTCTTGAGCAAAACTTGAATCGTCAACTAGTTTAGCATCACCAAGCTCTTCTTGAGAAACAATATTAATCTTAAGAAAATTGCGCACACAACGAACAAACGCTCTATTTTCTGCTATTGCAGCCAGAAAGAATCTGGCAAAAGACTTTGTGTTATTAGTTGTTGCGTCCGCAAGAGCTTCAAAAACTATTTCTTTATCACCTGTTTCATAATTTGGCAACCAAGTAATTCTACAGCTTGTGGCAAAATAATTCTCTGAAGCTGCTACGACTTTGTATTCAACTTTAGAATATCCACGAATTTGAGCTAGTTCTTTAATCCCACCAAGCAATATTAACAAATCTTTATCCTCTAGCTTTGTTACATCTGTTTCTTGAGTTTTTTGACGATTTGGTACAAGATATTCTGTTTTTACCATTTTGCGCCAGTTTATTGAACCATCATCATGATAAACATAATTAACATTTGAATTTTCTAAAAGACCGTATTTATTTCTTGTTATAAGATTTGGAGGAGTTTGCGTTATTGTGTTATCTATAATCAATTCATTATTAGACAATGCTTCGTTTAATTCTGAACTACCTATTGAAATTGTGTTTTGGTCGTCTTTGATCTTTGGACTCATTTTAATAGTATACTTTAATTATTAAGTTAAGTCAATTTAAAAATATAAAAATTATCACTTTCTTTCCAAAAATCAGGATCTTCTACTACTTTATCTCCTGTTCCATGAAGCCAATCATATCTAGAAATAAATTGTCCTTTTGAAGAATGTATTACTCTTGAAGATTTATAGTGTAAATTATTAATATCTTTTATACTTGTATCTGCTTTTGTTTTATATTTTCTATTAATTATTAGATTATAGTCCATGTAGTCTATTTTATATTTATTTAAAATATCTTCTTCTAAAAAAGAAAGAAGCGCATAATTAATTGAATTATTCTTTAATAATTTAACAAAATTAACATCATTATTTTCATCTATAATATATATTAATTGAGTTATATTCTTTTTGTATTTTTGTATAAGATCTTTTTTAATAGGTTTATTAGTAAAAACTATTGATTTTTTACAAGAAATTATTTTTTCAAAAGTTTGTTCGTTAAAAAGATAATCCATTCTTATAATTGGATTTTCAATTGGTATAGAATTTACATCTAGATTATCGTCTGGAACCACTTCAAAACTTTTAACGTTATAATCTGGTCCAAAATATATTGTTTCTGGTAATTTTGCATATTCTATATTAAGAAAATCTAATATTCCAATAGCGATTTCTTCTGGTTTAATAGTGTCTATTGATTTTGGTCGTTCTATTTGAGAATATGAAGGTTTTTTATTACCTACTCTTTCGTATCCTTTCAATAAAAGATGCTTGTTTTTATCTCCAAAATGTGGCCCGGCAACATTAGGATTACTTATGCTATAGAGTGCCACGATTAATTTATTATAATATGAAGCTAAATGAACGCTTAAGCTGTCTGGCCCAAAGTGTAAAATGCCATTTTCAATAACATATGCTAGTTGATTAATGTTGGTTTGGCCCAAAAGATTAACTACTCCATTAAGAGGCTTCTCGTCTTTTACGCCTAGTTGAATTATATGGATATCATTTTTTATTAAATAAGGATGTATTAAATTAATGACTTCTTGCCAATAAGAATAATTTCTTGAGTCATAAGGAGTTTGAGATTGAAAAGTAACAAATTTTTTCAAAGGCAAAGGAAAGAATTTAGAGTATATAAAAGGTTGATCAATCTTTGATCCTGTATTAGTTGCGTATGTATCAAGAAGTCTCATTTTAGAATAATAATTTAAGTTAAACTAAAATCTAACTTATCTAGGCCATTGTGAAGATAATTTAAATTCCTTTGAGTGCATGTGTATGGTAAATAAGCAATATCAAAATGACCATCGTGTTGATTATTGCCTTCTAGCCAAATTAAGTTGTCCATAATTGGATTATATTCAATCCATCTATGAATATAAGGGTTGCCTTCTAGAATTTCTTTGTATTGAGGTTTTGTGGCAATATACAAATCGTGCTGTGGATATCTATTTTTTATAGACTTAAATAGTGCTGTGCTAAGAAATACATCTCCAGCACTTTCTGGCATAACATATAAGATTCTATTTTTATTATTTTGATCTAGAAGATCTTCGAATTTTACTTCTTTAGATTTATTGTTTTCTTGTAAGGCTACATTTCTAAAATAGTTTTCAATATCTTGCCTTTTTGCACCCTTTCTTAATTCGCCCATCCAATATTGATGACCAGAGTCATTTGAATCAATATTTTTCATTTTTAATATATTATGATACATAAATGTTAGCCATTCAGAATCATCAATAATGTTTGGTATTTGAAAATATGGATCTTTTTTATCTTCTGGATTTTCTTTTATCTTATCCCAATCAGCAAATGGCTGAGAATCTATAAAATCTTCCAAAATTTTTGCTACATTTTTTACTCCAAAATTCTTAATTGTCCAATCTCTTGCTTTTTTACCAATTTCGATCCTTTTATGGATTGGCATTTTATAAACAATATTTAATTGTTTAGCTATTGACTCTGGCGAGGTTGAGGCTTTAATAAATTCTGTTCCATGCTCTCTATATTCTGACCATTCTAAGGGTAATGAGTTTGCTTCTGGAGCGCACATTTCTTCTCCACAACTATAATTTGTTACAAGAGTGATTAGTTCTGTTAGCTTAGCTTCTTGAATCGGTATCTCTTGACCCCCGCTTGTAAATGGGTGACAGTATACATCCATTAAGTTATATACTTCATTTAATTGATTCTCTGTTACTCCCAATCCAACATTTGTAGTAATTTGACTTTTTTCTGCCCCACAATGTTTACAATTTAAATCTTGGCCTGTAAATTGTTTTACTTCATATTCGCCACAGTTTTTACATACATAAGTTGTTAATATTTCTTGAGGATTAACGCCTATTTCTGTAGCGAGTTTATAAATATTCCATCCTTCTCCCCAATGAGTATGAAATAATAAATATGTGTTTTTAATTTCGGGATTTTGCTTTTTCCAAAGCGCATATCCTTGAAGTAAATTTGGAACGCTTTTTCTTAATTGATTTCTGAAAACAAATCCTATTATAAATGCATCTTGTGGGATATTGTTCTTTTTTCTTAGTTGATTCCTATCAAAATCAGATAAACGATAAAAATCTTTATCCTCTAAACATCCATGTACAGTTTTAACATGGCTATATCCTAACTTATTGAGTGCTTTTGTCGCAAAACTACTCCAAATCCAATAATTTTTTATCTTTGGAGCGTTTTTAATGGCAGACTCAAGAATAGGCAGCGAATCTAAAGTTGTCCATATAACAGAACTAATTTTACTAAACCATGGTTTCTCTATAGCAAAATCTACGCCCCATATATCTTGAACAGCAAAATAGACGTCTGGTTTTTCTTCATTAATTACTCTATCTACAAAATGTGCGCCATAACTAGCTAGTCTTGCAAGATTAGGGTCTCGATTCAGCTGCTCCATTTCCTGCTGGGTGTTTGGTAATGATCCAACTGATTTCCATGGAGTTTTTTTAAACTCTGGATGATCATAAGTCATTCCGCATGAATAATGAACAATATCGTATTTATCTGTAGAATGTAAATATTTTAACAAAGCTCTGGCGTTTCTGCCAAAGCCAGTTTTAGCTAAAGAAAAATCGCTTTGAAATAAAACCTTTTTTCTTCTCACGATTACCAAAGTTCGCTATCTTCTTGATTATCTACAGGCTTTTCTTTGGAAGAATTTTTAATTTTTTTAATTGTTTCTATTCTTTGTGATTCAAATATAGAATTTAATGAATATTGTAGAAATTCTTTTAATAGTCTTGATTCGTTAAAATAAAATCCAATTAAATATGATTGTTTATTTTCTACGTTTTCTTTGCTTTCTTTTTGAACACTATAAGAAAATCCTACTTGTTTTTCATCTCTAATATAAGGCGCAAATTTAATCTTTGTTATTTGTTGTTCTGAAGAGTGATAAGCTGAGAACTCTGTATTTTTATCTAGAGCTTCTAGTAATCCCGCCGCTTCTGTTATTGAATATTTAATCTTTGCGCTTTTTTGTGGATTATCTTTGTTGTCCATAAAAGATCCAGTTTTTGTTTTTTCATTCCAGCCGCTTTGCTTAATCAAAGAGCTCCAAATAGAGCCGTCTCTAGGATTTACGCTAAAACTACAAGCAGTTCCATTGTTTTTACTATTAGGTTTATAAAATGATATCATATTAATTTATGTTACTATTTATATATGTAAATGTCAATTATTTTTATCTATCTTTTTTAAATCATTTAATTTCATATAAATTTGATGATCTTGTATTGCGGCTAAATCAGCAAATAAGCAATCTTGCTTTATCATGCCTTTAACAATAACAATATTGCCTTCTTCAAAGTTTTTGGAGTTATTAAGTAATTTATTGTTTTCTATATTATCATTAAATAATAAACAATTTATCGTTCCTGTTTCGTCTGATATTTTTAATCTTACATATCTAGTTTTCTTTTCACTTTTTGATACCCCAGAAAATATTTCTTCTACTTGTCCAACAAAGATAGTCTTAGAATTAATTGGATAGTTATATATATTATTAATATATATTAAGTCTTGTCTTTTTTCATTAAATATATCTTTTAAAGTTTTATCGTAAGTATAACCTAACAGCTTTTTCTCATAATACCAGTTAGCAAAGCTTTCGCTTTTATTGTTTTGATTATATATTTGGAGATAAGGTTCGTATTTATTTTTAATTGTTTTAAGTCTATTGTCTTTAATAATAGCGTGATTTTTTTCATCAGTAAATTTATTTAAATGTTTAATGATTTTAATCAAGTCATAATCAAATTGATCAGCGAATGAAATGCAGTACTTCTTTTCTTTCGTGGTTAAGATGTTCCATAGTTGAGCTTCTAATACTATTTTACTTCTTGATTGACTAAATCCGCTTAGCGCGCCAGCTTGAATTAAGGCAGATAATACTCCAATATTAAGATCTGCTTCTTCTGCGGCTTGAAATATTTCAAATTTGTTAGAATATTTATTTCTAAAACTATTTAATTTTTCTATTGATTTATCGCTAATACCTTTAATTGAAAGCAAGCCAAATCTTACATCTCTATTTTCTAGCGAAAAATCCATTTCTGATTTAATAATGTGCGGAGGTAATAGTTCAATTGCAAATGCTTGCATTTCTTTCTGTATTTTAGATATTTCACCTATAGGATCTGGTTCGTTCCTGCTCATTTTTAATAAGGATAAGAAAAATTCTTGTGGATAATTAAACTTAAGATAAATTGTAACTGCCGCTAAAGCTGCATAGGCAAGCGAATGAGATTTGTTGAAAGAATAATTTGCTGAATCTTCTAAAATTTTCCATAGGATATCTCCGACTTCTTTTGGCAATCTATTTTCTTTTACTTTTGTTTCAATTTTTTTCTGCCAAGTTTTAATTTCATCAGTCTTCTTTTTGCCTACAATCCTTCTTAAAATTTCTGCTTCATCCAAAGTAAAACCAATCTTGTTTGCCATTTGCATAAGCTGCTCTTGATAAAGCGCTACACCGCCAGTTTGTTTTAGAATATCATCGAAGAATGGATGTATACTTTCTGATTGTTGAAGATTTGTATGTGCTGCATATTTATCAACAAACTGTAAAGCGCCAGGTCTTGCAAGAGCTAATACCCCGCTTAACTCTTCTAAATTTTTAGGCTTTACTTTTTGGCAGACTTTAAAATTTGTATCTGCTTCTATCTGAAATAAACCATGAGGACTTCTTAAATCTTGTAAGGCTCTATATATAGATGGATCATTAAGATCAATATCTGATATTTTTATATTTATTCTTTTACATACATCATCAACAACAGAAACGCTTCTTAAGCCTAAGATATCTAATTTAATATTAAATAAAGAGACCCAATTCATATCAAAGCTGGAGACTGCCTCTTTATCTGAAGAGAGTTCTGTTGGGCAAACTTTTTCTAGGTCATCATAAGACAACAATACTCCAGAAGGATGAACTCCCTTATTTTTAATTAAATCTCTTAACTTTAAAGCAATTTCATACGCTTCTTTATTATCATCGCACCATTCTTTAAATTTGGGTATTTCTTCATATGCAGATGTAATATCTTTTACTTGACCAAATATCTTAGGGATTAATGATGAGATTGTTGTCATTTCTTCTTCTGATTTTTCTGCAACAATTTTACCGCATTCTTTTATAAGAAGTTTTCCGCTAAGAGTATTTAAAGTTAATATTTTGCTAGTTTTGCCTTTAAATTTATTTTCAAGATATTCAAGAACTTTATGTCTATTATAATAACATATATCAAGATCTACGTCGCACATTAAACTACCATCCAAATATGTTATCTTATTAATAACTTGCTTTTTAGCTCTAATCTTAGATATAAATCTTTCAAAATAAAGGTTATATTTAACTGGGTCTATTCTTGTGACTCCAATTAAATAAAATATTAATGATCCGGCCGCAGAACCTCTACCTAGCCCAACTGGGATATTGTTGGTTTTGCAGAAATTAATAACATCCCAAACCAATAATATATAATCTATAAACCCTAACTCTTTTAAAGTTTCTAGTTCGTGCTTTGCTCGATCTGTATATTTTTTATATTCTGGTTGATTCTTATCTATTTTTAGTTCTTTAAATCCATTTAAAGATAAAGCTCTTAAAAACTCATAATTTGATACATCTTCGCTTAAATTTAAATGTCTTTTTGCTGAACTATCAATATTAAATTCTGGCAATCTTACACCGTGAAGTCCTAAGTCTATATCTTCGAACTTAGAAAAGAAAGATTTGTCTTCTGAATAATTAATCAAATTTGCCTTCATCGTCTGCCCTATCTACTTCTTTTGTAAATTCTTTTAATCCTTGAGTTAATATTTTCATTGAATTTTTATCTTTTAAAGAATAAAAGACATCTGCTTTGCCATTCTTCTTGCCTTTTTGAATAGTAATAAGAAGATATTCAATATTAGAATCATCTAATTTTTGAATCATATCATATATATCATCTAGCGAAGCCATATCATACCTCTATTTGCCACTTCAATTTATTCCATACTTTTAAATTTAAGTCAAGATCATTAATAGCGTCATGCAGTTTCTCATAATCATGATCTATGCCATTCTCTTTACCTAAAAAAGTTAAAGAGCTTTTTACATTTTTCTTTTTTGTGTGATATATTTTGTATTGGTATTCAATTAAATTATCACTTTTATTAAAAGGAGTTCCATATTTAATACCTCTTGCTATTGCATTTGTATCAATAAATTTAGATACTAGGTGATTAGATTTTAAACCCATGAATTTATAATACTCTTTTATTAGATAAATATCAAAGCCTAGTGTGTTATGTCCAATAATATAATCAGCATGATCTAGCCAATCTTTTATAGTAGGGAATATTTCTTTTGGGTCGTGACCTTCTTTTTGAACTTTTTTATGATCATATCTTGTTATTCTTGCTGCGTCTTGACTAATTTTTAAATCTGTTTGCCATTTAAGATAAAAATTCTTCTCATCAACTTTTTTATCTCCTATTACTTTAATCATTGCTATTTGCCACGGTAAATTATGGCAAAAATTTAAACATAAGTTAAAAGTCTCGCAATCAACAAAAACTAAAGTCTTTTTCTTATCATATCTTAATAAGTGTTCGTCCATTATTTTGTCCTCATATAGCTCTCAAAAGAAAAATCATTGCTAGACATATGTTCTAATTCTGGTTTGTTTAATATGCTTCTATTATTAATGCATCTAAATGTTAAATAAGATTTAAAGTCTTTCTTTTTGTTGTAGTATATGCTTTTGACTTTATAAACTTCTAGAGAGTTTTCTTCTGCATATTTTTTTACTTTATTTTTAATAATATCATTGAACGGCAAATCATTCTCTTCAATAAACATAATCGGTTTTGTGAATTCAAATTGAGGTATACAAATCATATTTTTTAAAGTATTATTGAATATAAATGAATCATAAAATGGTATAGCTAAAATTAAATCTTCATTCCAATTCTCTTTTAAAATTTTGTAATCAAGTCTAGGGCCATAATAAAAACCAGATTTTGCAGCAATACTAAATAGTTTAGTTAACTTTTCATAGCCATTTTTGTTCTTAAAAAATAGTATTATTTTTGATGTTTTTTGTATTGATTCTTCGCTCTTTTCGCTTATTGATTCGGTAATAGAAATTCTTAATCCATAATTTAATTTAATATTATTATTTTTTGTATTAGTATACGCCTCTAAAAAAGAAGACATATTATCTTCTACAATAGATATTTCTTTTAATTTATGCTCTTTTGCTATTTGAATAATAGAATCTGGATAATCATCAGATTCATTTTTGTCCTCTAAAGTTAATATAGATCTTCCTAATGAATAATGAGATTTAAACAATGGTATCATTTTATTTAGTATATTATAGATTTAGTTTAATTTCAATCTAAAAACTCATCTTTATCTGGATCAAGAAATTCATCTTTCATTTTGGGTGTTTGAGTATTAAATCTAGGACATCCTTCATATTTTCTTTTCTCTATTGTAAATCCCTCTATATTTTTAAAATTACCATCAAAATTAGATTCTACTATTTCGTTTTTATTATTTAATTTAACATAATAATCATAAGGGTCTTTATATGGACACTTCCAATTACCAATACCACACATCCATTTGCTCTTATCATTATCTATGGCGAAGTTCGCTTTTGCTGAACTTTCGTCAAATTTATTAATATAATCATTTATATGCTCTAAATAATGCTCAAATCCTTTTATTTGGTCCTCTGTAAACTCTAGCTCTTGTATTGGTTGTTTGGGAAACCTAAGAAATAGAAATCTTATAATAGGTTTTAATTTTGGCCATAATTTCTTACTTGCTAAACTATACATCATAGCTTGAATATTGGCTTCTAGGTCATCTCCCCTAAATTTAGCTTTAGAGCTTTTGTAGTCAATTATAACCATTTTATTTTTTGATTTTATAGGCTTATCAATAAACCCCTTAATATGATATTTGGGTCTATCATTTTTAATCTCAAAAGCATATTCTGGAGACACAATCTTTCCATCTTTTTCTCCAAAAAAATCATGCTTTAATCCAACCATAATCATTTGGTCTAATATTTCAAAATTTGACTCATCAAGTTTTACTTTTGATTTTAATTTTTTAACTAATTTAGTTACAGCTTTACTTCCAGTAATAGAATTTGCTTTTAGTATTTTATTATAATGATTTTTATGCTTTGGACTTAAAAGAAGCTCAAAAATTGTGTGGCAAATCGTACCTCTCAAACTACCATCGTTTTGGGTTTGGGGAACTTTAATATGATAATTATTCCAATAAACCCAAGAACAAGTTTCAAGAGTTTTAATTCTCGAAGCAGATAATATTTTTAAAGACTCTTTTTCCATTGTAATATTTCCTCAGAGGTCATTTCACCAAAATCTTTTTTTATTGGTAATGCTATTTTAAGTTGTTTGTCGTCAAAGTATCTTTTTAATCTAAAGTAGGTTTTTTCTGCAGCAATATTTCCAGCTTTATTTTTTTCAGAATCATTATTTAAACTTATATATATTTTCTTCATGTCTGTTTTTAAACAATAATTTAAAACTGAAAGACTAAGATTTGTGCCAAAAATAACTAATACATTTTTGATATTATTTTGCCAAAGGCTAAGCATATCCCCAATGCTTTCTACAAGAATGATTTCTTTTTGTTCTTCTATAATGTTTGAATTTAAAAATAAAGGATATAAAAAATCATTTTTTTCTCCAAGATGTTTCCATTTTATTTTAGATAAATTAGTAATATCTCTACCAGAAAAACCGATTATATCATTTCTTATATCAAAAATTGGAAAAACATATCTATTTTTCATTTTACCAGCTTTTCCAACTCCACCTTTAAATTGAATTAAGGTATCGTTAGTGATAGATCTTTTATTCCAATATGAATGATTATACTCAAGATTCTCTAATAAATTAATATCAAATTTCTTTGTTGATTTAAGAATTGGTTTTGTATATTCTATGCTATAGTTTGTAGTAAAATTTTTATTTTTTAACCATTCTTGAGCTTTATCTGGATCATCAATTTTTAAAGTTAATCTTACTAATGAATTTATATCTCCACTAATATTTTGTTTAAAGTCAAACCATTTTCCTGTATCTTTGTATATTCTTAATACAGTATCGTTATCGCTATCTCTATAAAGAGGTTTTGTTCTAAACTCTTTACCATAATCTTTTAATTGATATCCTAGTTCTGTTAGGATCTCGTAAATGCTTATTTGTTCCATTCTAAAGCCTCGCTAATTATTGGAAATTCTTTAACAAATATTTTTTTACATTTTTCAGCAATTTCTCTGTGCTCTTTCTGAGTGTTTTGTTCTGTTCTTAATTCTATATAATGGATCCAACTTCTTAGAGTCCCCTTCATGTACATTGTTGTTTGAGTTGTCAATGGTAGTATCATTCTCGCCACTTCTTTTGCTACGCCATTTTCTATCATAGTTTCATAACAATGCTGAGACAAGGATAAAGATTCTATCAAAAGTTCATTAATTTTATCATAAGCGTCTGTGCCTGTTGGCAATAATTTTTCTCCAACTTGCCTATTTTTATCTCCTTGTAATCTTAATTCAATATCTTCGTAATCTACGGCGGCGCTATATCTTAAACTATACTCTTGAAAAAAGAATGATTTGTGTCTTAAGATTTGAGCTGCAATAGCTCTACTAGTTTTAATCTCTACGCACATATCTACCATCTCAAATGGCGACCAATGTTTATGGTTTATTAAAAATTTTAATAATTTAGGCGCAGTATCTAAATTTAATTGATTGGAAGGATTACTTACCCTAGCGCAATAAGCTACTAAATCTTCTGCTTTTTTAATATCTTTAATTTCTGGTTTTGTTACAGATATTAATTCAACGTTCATAGTAACTCTCCATCATTTCTATTCGAATCATTTAGTTCATATTGCTCTCTTTGGCTTTCAGCAACATCTCTTAAAGACCCGCGTTCTTCTATATTAAAATTTGTTACTTGATAATTAAGATAATTTTGGGCCCATATTTCTTTTCCAGAAGAGTCTAGTCTTCTAACAAGATCTTGATGCCCAGCTGCGTCTTTACCTTGGAATCTAGTTTTTGTTGGAATTAATTTATGCGTTCCAAATGCTTGACCATCTAGCGTAACTTCATCTAAAGTTTTCCTTCTAAAGATGGCTACAAATGAAGCAAACCATTGTAGTCTATCTGAAAGAGAAATCACAGAGCTGTCATCTACTACATTATTAGAATTTCTATTAAAACTTTCGCCAGTTCTATTTAATTGCATAGCAGTAACAATGGGGCAATGTATTTCCTCTGAAACTCTTTTGAGTTTATCAATCTTTTCTCCGATAGCTTGATGCTCTGCCCAATTTGCTCCGACCTTTTCGCCAGTTAATTTAATATAATCATAGGCAATCATTGCTTGATTTCCTCGGCCAACTTTTGAAAGATACCATCTACGAATAATAGAGCATACTTGATCTATATTTTTATTTCCTACATGGTAATGAAAATATTCGTACGTTTTTACTTTTTCCCAAGCTGCTCTTACTTTTTTTGTCATCTCTTCATTTTTGCGCCAATTTCCAGTTTCAAGATACCAAACTGGAACATCAGTTAAAGAAGCCACCATTCTTAATTGAATGTCTATAGTTTGCATTTCTGTATCAAGAATTAGGGTTTTAGTTTTGTTTTTTGGATTAATAGAAGTTTTAAAACAAATATCGTTTAGCCAAGTTGATTTTCCTTGACCAGGTCTACTTGCAATAGCATAAATATTATTATTTTTTAAACCACCATACATTCTATTAAATTCTGAATATGGAGTAATTAATCCTGTTTCATCTTTTGGCGTATTTCCAATATCCTCAACAAGATCTTCTACTCCTTCAAAAATATTAATTGGCACATCATTTTCAGAATATGATGATATTTTTTTATTGTATATTTGATCTATTTTGCCAATGATCTGATCTACAGAATCTTCTGAGTTTTTATTAATATATTCTTTTAGTTTATCCGCTGTTTGAGATATCTCTCTTCTTATTCTTAATTTAATTAATTCTTTACAAGAATTAATCGTTGCTTGTTCTGTGATTTGAGAGAAGCTTAAATTATCAATATAATCAAAAATATTAATCTCATCTTTAAATGAGATGCCTAGATTTTTTATCTTTTCTGCTAACAGTATTTTATCTACATTCTCTCCTTTGTGTTTTATATTTTTAAACACAGTATATATTGTGGAATGAACATCGTTATAAAAATCATTTTCTGTTAAAAAAACATCAATATCTGCAAAAAGATCTTGGTGTTTTAATAAACCGCTTAATACATGTCTTTCTACTTGTAAAGAGTAAATCATCCAATATATATGATATCAGAACAAAAATTAAAAGTCAAGTTTTAATCTTTATTTTCTGGTTCGTCAAAATTATCGTCGTCTTGATTAGTTTTTGCTATTTGGTCTGTTGTTGCTTCTAAATTTAGTTGATCTATGCTTTGACTCCATGTATTAACATAATATAAAAGAGCCATGGCATTTATTTGATTATCAAATTTTGTAAATACTTGAGGCTCGCCTTTACTCGAAAAGTTAAACATTATATATCCGCCGAAGCTGCACTCATCAATTTGTTTTAAAAGAGAATCTGGTACTTTAAAAGTTTTCTTTTTGTTTATCACTAAAAAGTTTTACACTTAAATAATTAAAATTCCAGTTTTTTCTTCTATATATTGTGGTGATAAATTTTTCAAATCATTTTCATACAATTCAAGAAATTTAAATTCATTCATGTCTAACCATTTTTCTTTTTTTACATCTCTTTTTATGCTTTGAAGATATTTTAATCTAGAATGATCATGAAAAAATTCATTAAATGATTCGTGCTGATCTCCTTGTATCTCAACGGCTATCTTTTTTGTTGCATTTAATATATCAACTTTAAGCATACTTCCATATACAGGGAACTCCTCATAAACAATATGATTTTTCCAATATGGATAAAAAAATTGTTTAAATTTAAATTGTAATTTACTACGACTTTTGCCTTCCCAGTTTATAAGATTTTTTCTTACATTTTTATTAACGAGTTTGCCGTTAATATTTAAAAGTCTCATGAAGCTAATGTATTAATAAATTTATTATAGAAATAATTTGTAATTTCTTTATTCTCTTCTAGATAAGATCTTAGATTATCAATACCCTGATGTTGTTTCTTAAGTTCTATATTAGATTTTTTAAGTTCGTCTATAATTTCATCTGAAAATGTAACCCATGCTCCTTTTGCTGTTGCGAATTCCCAAGATAAAATTTGATCTATCACTTCATATTCTTTCCATATTGAAGTTCCATCTTTGCGACCATATTTAATTGGATATTGAACTTTAGAATTTGTGGTTTCATTTGTGGATTTTTTAATAGCAATTTTTACATTATGTCCAATGATTTTATTTTTTACTGGATCATATTTTTCATTTGGTTTTTCAAGAATAAGGTCTTTGTTATAGCGAGGTTCAAATTCAAGAATCCAATTTGCAAAATGCAATAAAGCATTTCCTCCAGTAGCGCTAGTTTGTCTTACTTCTTTATTTGCTGCGTAAGGATCAAGCTTAATGTCTGACCTCACCTGACTGATAAAGATTGCCATGTGACCACGTTTAGATAACGCGAGAGAGATTTTTTTCATTAACATAGAGGAAATTACTGCTCCACCCGCGACTTTGGTTGCTTCGCTTAATGTTTTTTCTTTATCTCCTTTTGTAATTAATCCATCAACAGAATCAAGAATAAATATGTATCTTTTATTTTCGTCGTTTGACTGAATTAAATCTTTCATTAATTCAGATACAGTTTCAAATACATTGCACTCAAAGACAAAACATGTTCCGTCTACCCATTCTTTAGGGTCTGTAACGAATTTAATTCCAGATCTTTCTTGTATCTCTTTACTTAATCGTCCTTCAGCTTTAAATAACAAGGCTCTAGATTCTTTTACTATTTTAAGAAAATTTTTAGCTACCTCAAGAGACTGACTACTTTTTCCGCCTTCTGTTTGACCAATAAATCTATGAAGCCCAGGAGATAGTCCTCCTCCTGTGATAATGTCTAAATTAAGACTGCCAGTAGATACTTTGTAATAAGTATCTTCTTCAAAGTTATAGTGATCTTCTTTATTATCTTTTAAAAATGATAATAATCTATCTGATGCGCTTGGACCAGTAGATTCAACAATTTCTTCTTTAGGTTTCCTACCCATAATTTTATTATATCTTTTTTTAAATAAAATGCAAGAAAATTATTTAAATGCTGGCGCGTTTCTACCTCTAGAATTTATATTATTCGGACCAAGTCCATAAACTGAATGCTGTCTTAAACAAATTTGTGCTTCTGGGTCCCAATAATGCTCTTCTGTATCTTGCCTAAAAATGTGCCATCCGAATTGTTTTCTAAACATAAAATCTGAAACAGCGCAGTCATAATTTTCTGGATATATTAGTCCATTTTTTAACCATTTACTTCCTGCATGAAAAATTTGAAGATATCCCCAACCCCAATCAAAACTTCTCATTTCTGGAGTATAATTAACATCTTTTTCAATAAAAACTTTTGAATAATCCTGATAAGTTTCTAGAACAAATCTTCTGGCGCTTATCATTTGATCAAATTTACCTCTTGATTTTAATTCTTTAAATATAAGATGATAGATTTCTGGAAGTAATGTATCCGCGTCTATTATAGTAATTATTTCGGGATTTTCAAATAAACTCATAGCGTATGTATACGCTGCGCCCCTGTTAAATTTAGCTGGTTGATTTTGAAAACTATAAAATTTATCTGTTTTTATTAATTTAAATTTAGATTGGCTACATATTTGCTCTAACTCTTCATCTTTATTTAAATCTGTTACAACATATATTTCATCAAAATAATCATAATTATGTTGTTTAAAAATTTTCAAATAATCATTATAGTTTATTGCTGATGTAAGAGCTGTATTTTTCATTTTATCTTCTTATAAAGTCTAACAATGTTTTTGGTTTTTTGCAAATCTTTTTATCATCTTCTACTTTATTTTCTTTTAATTTTATTTTAGGTATATTTAATTTTATATTAAAACTCTCATATTCTTTTAATAAAAAAGCTTTCCCTTCAGTTTTAAGAAACCAAGCTAATGATGGCGGTGGACTTCCTAGTTCTTTAAGATTATTCCAAAATTCAAATTCTTTAAATCTTTTAACTAGTTTTTGAGCTATTTTAATTTCTCTTGGCCAATTAACATCTCCTTTTACAAATTTTTTTACTAGTAATTGGCAAAGCTTGTGTTTTGACATTATATAAGTCTATCAATTCCTTGATAAATGTCAATTTCTTTTTTAAAACCTAATTGTTTAATTTTATTATTATCTAAATACATATCTTTTACTTGAACTATTTTATGAAATTCTGGTTGGTCTATAGCAGTTACTAATGATTTTGAAGAAATTTTATTAATTACATAATCTATAATATCTTTAAATATTAAAGGTTCTCCATTTCCAATATTATATACTTCATTTAAATTACCCTTATCTATACAGAGTTTTATGGCTTTACAAACGTCTTCTACGTGAATATAATCTCTTATAAATTCTCCATTAAAATATAAATTAATATTTTGATTATTTCTTATTTCATTAATTAAATATGTTAAAGCATTTTTCTTTTTAGATACTCCAATATCTTTATTTCCATATACATTTGCTAGTCGGAATATTCTATAATTTATATTAAATGTTTTACAATAGCTTACAAGTAAATCTTCTGCGCATTTCTTTGTAATAGAATAAAATCCTTTAGGATTACAGCAATAACTTTCTTTCGCTGGTAATTCAACATCGCCATAGACAAACCAAGAACTTACAAAGTTAAAAATAATATTTTTATTCTTACAGCTTTCTAACACTTTAATTAATTTAGTTAAATTAACTTCTATATCTTTATATGGATTCTCAAGAACATTATAATTATCAGTTGTACTAATCATGTATAAAACATCCCGATAAAGTGGAACATTGTCTTCTCTTGGATGAATATAGGTTTCTGATTTATATAAATTGTAAAAATTACTACCTACAAAACCTGTTCCGCCAAAAAGATCAATTTTTGATATCATATCTATGAATAACACCTTCTAGATACTCTATGTTACTTTCACTAATAGTTGGAGAACATCCGACAAAAAATACTTTTTCAAGAACAGTATTAGCGTTAGGATAATTTTTCCAATCTTCTAAATGTTTATAGGCTGGATGTAAAAGTATATTTCCAGCAAAGTAATTTCTAGTTTGAACTCCATTTTCTTCTAAATAATTTACTAGATTATTTTTAGATAGATAACAACCACAAATAATTGGCACTCCAAACCAAGAAACGTCTGCACTTTCAAAAACAGACGGAAATTTCAAATTAGGAATTTTAGATAAAATATTTTGAATTTTATTTTTATTTGATACTCTTGCGCTATGAAATTCATGCATTTTTTTTAATTGAACTAATCCAATTGAACCTTGTAAATCCAACGGTTTTAAATTGTATCCAATTTGAGTAAAGAAATATTTATGATCAATATTATATGGTACTTCTTTAATCCAGTTGGAAAATCTAGAATTACAACTTCCATTCTTCAAAAGATTACAAGCACCAATGCAATAACAATCTCTTCCCCACCACGCAAAACTTCTTGCTAAGTTAATGATTTCTTCGATATTAGAAGAGACCATGCCTCCCTCTCCAGTAGTTAAATGATGCGCTGGGTAGAATGAGCAACTAGAAGCTATGCAATATTCATTTAAATGTTTATCTTTCCATTTGCTTCCAAAGCTATCACATCCATCTAAAATTAGTTGAATATTATGTTTTTCAGAAATTTCAATAAGTTTATCAAAATCTGGTGGATTTCCTAATACTGGCGATATAAATATAGCTTTCGTATTTTTACCGATCTTTTGTTCTAGTTGATCTAGATCAAAGTTTAGCGTTTCGAACTCAATATCTACAAATACTGGTTTTAGATTATTTTGAATAATAGGATTTAATGTAGTTGGAAAACCTACTACTGAAACTAAAATCTCATCATTATCTTTCCAATTAAAATACTTCTTAAGTGCTGCAATCATTACTAGGTTAGCAGAGCTACCAGAATTAACCATGACAGAGTACTTTTCATTAATTCTCTTTGAAAATTCTTTTTCAAATCTGGCTACATTTTCACCACTAGCTAACCATTTGCCAAATAGAAGGGTATCTATAGCTTCTACAAGTTCTTCTTTTGTATATGATGGTCCGCCATAGTATACTTTATTTTTTGTATCTTTTAAATTATGGCAAAACTGAGGAATAAAAGTGTTTTCCTCTTGTTCTAAAGAATTTATGAAATTTAAGATCTTGTCTTTTTTTGTCATTGTATAATTTTAATATTTTTATATATAAATGTCAATATATTTGTATATTGGGTATCATAGTTATGATTCTATTTTTAAATCCATCATTTCTAATTGACTTAGTAATATAATCCTTAAAATTATGAGCTAAAATAATCAAATAATCTGGATTATTTTTGTAAAAATATTCCCTATCAACAATTCTCAATCCAGTTCCTGGACAAAATTTGTTTTGCTTTTCTTTTGTATCATCTACAATATATGATATTTTATTTGAGATATTTAATGTGTTTAAATAAACACAACCTTTTGCAGCTGCACCAAATACAGCAATTTCACCATTTAATGAGTTTATAAAATTTAAATCTTGAATTATTCTATTTTTTATTTGTTTGCCCCAATTTTTAAAATTAAAATCTCTTTCTATGTTTAAATAATAATTAATAATTTCTTTGTTCTCTTGATCTTCTGTTCTATTTGAAGATATGATTCTAAGAGATCCTCCATGCATATCATATTGCGTGATTGATTGTATTTTTAAATCATATTCTCTGAACAATTTAATCAAAGGTGTTACTAGCCAATAATAGACATGTTCGTGATAAATTTGATCAAATTGATTAGTTTTAACTGTATGTAAAAAATATGGAAACTCTAAAACCCAAATACCATTTAAATTATCTTTTATACCTTTTAAAAATTTACGATAGTCTGGATTATGCTGAAATACATTCGTAGATGTAATTAAATCTATTTTTTCATCAAGTATAAAATCTCCCCAATAAGCATTATGATATATAATTCCATTTTTTTCATTTTCTTCTTTAAAAGATGAACTAGCATCAACATTTATTAATTTTAAATTAGTTTTTGATTCTGATTTGAAGCATTTTAATAAAGATCCATCATTACCGCCAATATCAACTATGGTTTTAGGATTATATTTTTCTAATTGTTTCCACATTTTTTTACAATGGTCTATGTAAGGAGTGTTTACTGCTGTTCTATAAAGATAATTAAAGAACATATCATTAGAATTAATTTCTAGCTCTAATTTCATAATTAGATCTTCTTTTTGAATTATTTTTAATGGAAACTTTTTACAATTTAAAGATTCTTCTTTAGAGAGGCATAGATTATTAACTAAAGGTATCTCTCCTAGATCAATAATAGTATTCATATTACCAAGTCCAATGTTTCAGACAAAGATCTATGGATTCGTTTACATCTAACATTTTAATACCTGTAGATCTTATTTTTGAATTATCTGTGATACAATTTGATCTAGGCATAGAACTTATTTTATTATAAAATTCATCCATTGTCAAAAAGTTAGCTTTTTTGTTTGGCATTATTGTTTTTTTAATTTTTTCAAAAATATCAGATGCAGATATAGATCCTGTATTGGTTATATTATATATTCCAAATGGTATTTCTTTCAATATACTTTCTATGCATGCATTTACAAATTCACTTTTATTACTTAGTGAATTTTTTTCTGTAATCAAAGTATCATACTTTATAATTTTTGATATATAATTTCTATCGTTATGAAATTGTTCGAATGGTAATCTTATTCTCCAGATATAATTTTGAGGATATGATTTAATCAAGTCTTCTGTTAAGGCTTTTGTCCCTGTGTAAAAACCACAGTTATTATATTTAAAATTAAAATTAGGTTCGTCTATTTCTTTGTATCCATTTAATTCAGACGTGGCACCATTATAAAGGCATCCAGTTGAGATATGGCAATAAATTATATTAAATTGCTCACATATATTTTTCAATAAAATGGGAAGTAAAATATTACCTTCTATGCATTTATCTTTTTGAGACTCACACGCTTCAATATTTGGTTTGCCAACAAAAGCTGCTGAATTTATCAAGTATTTTATATTATAAAGATCATATAGGGATTTTATATTTTTATAATTTGCTTCTTTATATGATAAAGTATAATATTTTATATTTTTTTTATCTAATTGTTTAACGAATTCGGTGCCAATGTAGCCACTAGATCCAATTAATAGTATCATAAATTTTTAATATCATTTTTTACCATCTTTTCAATAAGATCATTTAATGATGATTTAGGTTTCCAATTTAATTCTTTTCTAGCTTTATTAGAGTCTCCAAGTAAAACCTCTACTTCTGCTGGTCTATAAAATTTAGGATTAATTTGAATTAATACTTTCTTATCTTTAGATAAGTATACTTCGTGTTCTTTTTCACCAATCCATTCTCCATTAATTCCAGCATAAGCAAAAGCTTTTTCTGCAAACTCTCTGATTGTGTGAGTTTCATTAGATGAGAAAATATATTCTTTTGGTGTTCCATCGTAATTTGGATTATATTTATCTTGATTTAACATCATCCAGACGCCCTCTACAAAATCTTCTGCATCACTCCAATCTCTTTTTGCGTCTATATTTCCTAGTTCGAGAGGTTTAAATTCTTTATTTTCTTTTATTGAATTATAAATCCTTGCTACATTTTTTGTAATTTTTCTTGTAACGAATTCCTCACCTCGCCTAGTTCCTTCGTGATTGAATAGCCATCCTTGAATAGCATAAGTATTGTAAGATTCTCTGTATACTTTAACTAATTGTCTAGAAGCTGCTTTGCTTGCCCCATATGGACTTCTTGGTTTTAATGGATGATTTTCATCTTGAGGAGCATATTGTACATTTCCAAATTCCTCACTTGATCCAGCTTGGTAAAGTCTGCAAGATGGTTTATAGAGCCTAATTGCTTCTAAAATATCAAGAACTGCTGTGGAGTTAGTTTGCCAAGTTTGTCTAGCAAAATCCCAACTACTTGCAACAAAACTTTGAGCAGCAAAGTTAATAAAATAATCTGGTTGAAGTTTTTCTACAGTCCTAGATATAGCATGAGAATCAGTTAGATCAAAATTAATAAGATGAAATCTATCAGATTTAATGTGTTTAATATTTTCATGATTATATACGCTCAACCTTCTTACTCCACCAAAAATAAGATAATCTGTATTTTTAAGTAAAAAATCAACCATATGACTTCCATCTTGACCAGTTACGCCAGTTATTACTACTGTTTTTTTTCCATTAATTATTCTACTAGCGTCTTCAATATTTAAAATATTGGAAGTATCTATCTTTTTACCATAATAGGTTTCTTGAAAGTTCAAACTCATATTGTTATATTATAACAAATTTTTATAAAAATCAATTGTTTGTTTTAATCCGTCTTTAAAAGATGTGATTGGATACCAATTTAATTCTTTATTTATTTTAGTGTTGTCTATAGCATATCTAAAATCATGACCTTTACGATCTTCTACAAAAGATATATAATCTTGAGAATTAACATTTAATATTTCGCAAATATCATTGATAATCTCTAAATTTGTTTTTTCACAATTTCCGCCTATATTATATGTTTCACCAATTTTGCCATTATTTAATACAGACCATACTGCTTCACAATGATCATTAACAAAAATCCAATCTCTTATGTTTTTTCCGTTGCCATAAACAGGTATTTTTTTATTATTTAGTATTGAATTTATAACAACTGGTATAAATTTTTCATTATGTTGATTTGGACCATAATTGTTAGAGCAATTAGAAATTGTAATTAAACTTTTAAAAGTATGATTATAAGCTCTGACTAACATATCACTAGCCGCTTTTGATGCAGAATATGGGGAATTTGGAGCATACGCTGTTGTTTCTGTAAATTTACCTTCTTCACCTAAACTGCCATAAACTTCATCAGTAGAAATATGATGAAATCTAATTTCTGGAAAATCTCTAATAATTTCTAATAGATTAAATGTACCGAATATATTTGACTGAATAAATCGTCTTGGATTAGATATTGAATTATCAACATGAGATTCGGCGGCAAAATGCGCTATGTGAGTTATATTGTTTTCTTTTATTATTTGTTTAAATTCATTTTTAACGGAAGGATTATCTAGCATTTCTAACCAGAAATCATAAAATTTATACTTTGGATTGTCTTCAAAAGCTTTTACGTTATCTTTATTCGATGCCGAATATTGTTTTGTTGTTGTGTCTATGTTTATAACAATATTTGTTTCTTTTTTATTAATTATATATTTAATAAAATTAGAACCGATAAAACCAAGTCCGCCAGTTACAATAATTTTCATTAAATATATTTTAATGGAAAATCTGTACATATACCAAAACATTTTTTTGGAATCTTATCTTTTTTGTTATTTAATACTATTACTGAATTTTCTCTGGTAATTTTATTTGGATATGTCCAAATATATCCTTTTGAAGTTATTGTAAAATCATCATTTTGATGCCAAAAACAATGTATTGATTTGTTTTTTAACATAAAATTTAAAGCCTCTAGATTCTTTGCGTGACACCATAATTTTTTATTTTGTAAGAAAGATTCTTCTATAAGATGCTGAGGTTTATCGTGACCAAGGAACCAATTGTGGTTTTTATACCATACATCTATTTCTACGTCAAATCCATGATATAAGGCTATATTAATTGCTGGTATAGAATTTTCAGTAGATAAATTTTCACCATTTAAATTTCCTCTGTGGGATATTATTTTCATATTAATTGTATCAATATATAATATATAATATATAATATATAATAAAAATATTTATTCAACAATCCAAAATTTTCTGCAAGATGAACAAAGCGTTTTTGTATTACGTTCTTCCCAATCGTAAGAATGTCCACCTCCATTTAATACAGAATCACTATACTTTTGATATTTACATTTTTTATTTTTAAAAATATTTTCCACATAAGAAACGCTTGGAACACCGCCTTTATTTGATAAAGATTGATCAATTCCTTGTTCTGAATTCATATAAATTTCGGGTTGATTAGAATCAAATATAACTGTTTCAAACAACATTAATTTTGAATGGTCAATACAATTTATTAAATGTTCTTGATGATATTTTTCAAGATGATAGAATAAACCAAAATTTATAATTATATCATAATTATCAAAATCCCAATCTTTTGTATCTAGATCTTTACAAATAATATTAAGGTTAGGATAATTAATTTTTATATTTTGAACGTTCTCTTCTCTTCCTTCTACAGATAACACGTTTGCACCAAGTAGTCTAAATGATTCTCCAAAATATCCATTGAAGCAGCCTAATTCTAAAATTGTTTTATTTTTAAAAAAATCTTCTCCGTATTTTTTTAATATAAATATTAATCTATTAATTTGCCATTCTGGATGATAGTTTGATTGTATTATATTCATAATTATTTATTATTCTCCAAAAAGTAATTTAAATCTTCTGGAGTTCCAATTCCCCACATTTTATCATTATCAATTTTAAAAATTTTTATTTTTTTACCATCTTGAATTGCTTGATTAAATACTGGACAAACATAAAATTCATTATTAACTCTAATATTTCTAGATATCATTTTTTCTGCATATTTAACATAATCTGAACCTTTTTTCCAGAAATATATACCTACTGTAGCTAAATTACTTATTGGTTTTTTTTCTGCAACCTCTGATACAAAACCATTTTCGTCTAATTTAGCAAAACTCCATTTAGGATGGGTTGACTCAAAAACTAGAATACCTGCATCTATATTATCTGCCATCATAGAGTACATGAATTCATTACTATCCCAATCTACATATTGATCTGAATTAGCAATAAGAAGTGGTTGGTCTGTATTAATATATTCTTTAGCTAAAAGAGTTGTGCATGCTGCTCCTTCAGTTAGCTCATCTGTTAAAGCAATCTCGCAATTTGGACTAATTAAATTTAATGTATCTTTTAAATTATATTTTTCATAATGACTTTTTTGAGCTATAAATACGTGCTTTGCATCAATCCCAATAGAATCAATAACAACTTGAATCATTGGTTTACCTCTTACTTCTATGAGTGGTTTAGGAAATGTATAGCCAGCTTTTTCGAATCTAGTTCCTGCGCCAGCCATTGGAATTAATACTTTCATTTTATCGTCTTTCCATTTTGGCTTCATTATTTTATTATTATTGATTTTATTAATATTATCTATTATTGTTTCTAGATTAATATCATTTGCGTTTAGTACTGGATGCAGATTTCCTCCAGATTTTACAGCGGCTTTTCTACCTACTATTGAATCTTCAACTATTAAACATTCATCTGGATCAACTCCAGCATCAATCATGCATTTTAAATATATTTCAGCTTTAGGTTTAGGATTTTTAACATCTTCATTAGAATAATAGTTATCAATATACTCCATAAACCCTTTTTTTAACAATATAGTTTTTATGGTTTCTTTGATAGAATTAGATGCTACATATATTTTATATCCACTTTTTTTTAATTCTTTTAGTATAGACTTAATTCTTTCGTCTTCTTTTACTGTTTCGTTAATTACTTCTATTGTAAATTTTTGTTTATTATCCCAAATCAAACTATGTTTATCTGTTGGTAAATTTTTATTTTTAGAAAGTAATTCTAGTTTTTTCTTAGTTGGTAAACCATCATATGTAGATAAATGCTCTTCTTTGTTTATTATGAAATCTTTTCCTATTAAAGCTATAGCTCTATTGAGTGCTTCATAATGGATTTCTCTGGCGTCAATTAATACCCCATCAAGATCAAAAACTATTAATTTAATCATTTGCGTATTTCTCTCTAGGATATCTATTTAAATGTCTTGCGTGTACATTTATATTTGTTTGATGCATTGTTTCGTATTTTCCATTTGGATTACTGCATATCCAAAATTCACATTTATGTCTTTCGCTAAATATAAAAGGCAACTCTACTGGATATGGCAATTTTTTAATATGAGATGATTTTGACCACCAAATATTACCAGAAAAATGTTTTACTGGGTAATCTACAAGATCAACGCTTATTGCATCGTTTTCTTTTAAAGAATCTAAAGCTTTTTGATATTTTTCTATATTAAAATATAACATATAATCTCTTCTTTCGTTTATACATATATTATATTCTGCCGTACATCCTAACGTTTGAAGATATAGTATATTAGATTCGTCTGAGTCTAAGTCTGCATATTTTTTGATTCTATTTATAGAACTAAATTCAAATTCATTTAATTCTGCTATTTCTTGAAAAATTGAAATTTTTTCTTTATTTGGTAATATAACTTTTTCATTTCCAGCTATATTAATAAATATATGATCTAATTTTTCATATAATCTACTTTTATCTAATAAAGCAAAGATGTCATTAGTAATCTTTTGATAGTTGCCTATTGTTGCTAAATGATAAAAGCAAACATTCTTCATTAATTTTTAGTAAAATATGGATAATTAAAGAATGCATCTGAAAGATGAGTATAAAAAAAACCTTTTCCATCAATTGTATTATAAGACGGATGAACTGCAAAGCAGTTATTAATAAATAACATTTTTAAATTATTAGATTCTCTGTATAAGTTAAATGGAACTTCGTCAAAATCATCTCTAAAAAGAGACTGATTATAAAGAATTTTTTTCCATGTTTCATTCTTTATCATCATAATTCCATTACAATGATATGGTCTCTTAACTTCGGAGATGGAATAATTTTTTGGCTCGATAAATCTTTCAAAATTATTTAGTATATAATTTACCATATAGTATTGAGCTTCTCCAGATAAACGAATAGGATGTATTCCTTTGTAATGATGATTTATTCCTTTAACTCCTTCATAAAAATTATCTGGAATCCATTCGCTTGCTTCTGTTACATATTTTCTTAAACTAGAATAATCAACTCCCCATTCATTTGCAAATGGTACTTTTAAGAATAAATCATGAATTTCTTTTTTAGCTTTTTCGTCAAAAAATTGCTCTATAAAAATATCAACTGTTGGTATTCCATTTGTGATAATTGGGGCAAGGAAAAGATTTTCATCATTTTCTAAAACTTTTGAATTTTCTAGAAAATACTCCCATCCTTTTGCATTTAAAAAGATATCTTCATCGTATTTTATGGCATATTTTCCACTATTTTCTGAAGCTGTTTTTATTTTAGTCATATAATGACCGCCATCTGTTACAAAATACTCAGAATATATTCCATGATTTTTTAAAAAATCTACAATTTTTTGCCATTCTTCATTAAATGGATGAGAAAACATCAAATTTATTTTAATTAAATCTTTAACTGAATTTTTAACTTTGATTATTTCATTAACAAAATGTGGAGTATATCTAAATCTTCCATGAGGAAGATAATTTATCGTTATTTCTTTATTCATATATTATTATATTGTTTTATTTCGTTTATCTCTTTAATTTTTTCTAAGTTATTGCAGCTTAAAAAGGCTGGATTTTTATACTTTAAAAGTCTAACTATTGAATTTTGATTAATAGAGAAATTATATTTTTCTCTAATTCTTTTAGACCATTCTACATCTTCTCCTTGGCCCCAAAATAGATTTTCATTTAATGGAAACTCTTCCATAACATTCTTTTTTGCAACCCAATATGCTCCAGAGAAATACATTAATTTAGAAAGATTTTTTATGCTATAAGGTATTAAATAATATGGATTAGGTATACCTACTTGTTCTGCGGATTCTGCCCAGAGCGTCCAATCTCTAAATCTTGTGCCGTCTAAATTTATTATTTGATTCATACATACTTTAAAATTATTACCAAAATTTAAAAAATTTATATACCAATCTTTATCAAAAATAATATAATCATGCATATAAACAATATTATCATATTTAGCATTTTGTGTTATTAAATTTTTCTTTTTTGTAATCCATGCTCCATTTGGGTTTTCATCAAATGAAAAGATTTTTATATTTTCTATTTGCTTACTTGCGCTTCCGCCTATTATTAATATCTCATAATTTGGTATTAATAAGTTTTTAATAGATGAGATAATTGTTTCTAATTCCAATTCTGGATTTTGCTTGGTCGTTATAATGCCAAAAGTAAAGTCCATATTTTTTACCAGCAAAGAATTAGATTATCTTTATGAGTTAATGGAAATTCTTGAAATTTTTTAAAATTAAATTGTTTCAGCTGCAATTCTAACTCTTGAAGAGAATAAGAATTAATATTACAGTATTGACTAATAAAATTGCAGGTCATATAGCCTCTCGTAGATTTTGTAAGTATATTACTTAGATATATATCTTGAATATCTCTGTTTAATTCTGTAAAAGCATAATTGCTTATAATTAAGTCAAATTTCAAATCTTTATTCTGTATTTCATCAAATCTAATTGGTTCTACATTTTTAACATTAAGTTTATTAAGGTATTTTAGTGCTAAATCTGTTGCCTCATCTAAATCAACTAAATAATATTTACTGATATTAAAAAAATCGCTTATGATCTTGCATTGACCACCATACCCAACGCCAATTTCTATAATATTAAAATTATCTAATGATCCATATAAATTTTTTAGATCTGATAATACTTTAATATATCTTAATGTTGTTGGTGATATTAATCCTAAATCACCATAATTAAAAATCGCTGGGCCACCATAAATATCATTTTCTTTAAACTTATCTAATTTAGTTTTGTAATCGGCAAAATGTATGTCTAGATAATCTTTATACATTTGACCTTGTTCTTGATTTACGTGCTCTAATATCTCTGTATAGGCTTGATCTTTTTTAAAAAAATCAAAATGAAAATCACTTATAGTTGCCATTTTACATGCATTTTTATATCTCTGAGTATCACTAATACTTGTTTGATTCATTTTAGGTAATTTATATATATATAATCTTCTATTGATTTATATCTTAAACATCTTTCAAAATTATCTTTAATTGCATCCATTCTATTATAATAATACTCTGAGGTTAAATTTTCAATTAAATAGTTAAATTGTTCCATGCTATTTAATGAATTTAGATGAATAATTCCATCTATATTAAAAATTTGACCTATATTTGATGCCCCTAAATATATTGGAATTGTACCAGTAGCGAAACAATTTAATATTCTTTCTGTTATATATAACTCGTCTATATAATTTTCAATAACTATAGAAAACATATAGTCTTTTAAAGATCTAAAAATTGGTATCCATCCAGAATTATCATTTGGTCCGCCTACTCCAAAAAACTTATCTATTTTAGTATTATCTTTTACGAGATTCATTATTTGTAATCTAGTTAAATGACCTCTGCACATTTGCTTATTAGATGAAACCATGGAGCATAATTTATTTTTATCTTGCATTTTTATTTCGCCTTCTGCATGAGGAGTATCTTTTCTTCCGCCTACCCAAATTCCTCCTCCTGGAATCCATTTACAATTTTCGTACTTTTTTAAATATTCAGAATTATGAGTAAATACTTTGTTAAATTTAGGAATCAATTGTTCTGCAGAATTATATGTTTGCAAATCAATACCTCTTGATTCAAAAATTAATCCATATGAATTTTCTTTAGGAGTATTTAATTGATCTATTTTAAACATTTCCATATGAGAATAGAATGTTGGATTATTTAAATCTTTTAATTCTCTATCCCAATTTACATATTCAGCATCTCTTCCGGCTACTGAATATTTCTCATGCGCAAAATGACCATCTAAAATATTCCAAGTTACTCTACTCATATTACAATCCAATTATTAGGCATAAGATCATCAATTTTCCATTGGCCATTATAAGCTGGTCCAAACCAATTTGAGGGTGCAACAACTTTATTATTATTTTTATTTATATATGCAGACCACCAAGCAAAACTACTATTAGCTAAGATATTATTTTGACAACTAGACATAAGATACATGTCTTCAAATGCATGATTATTTTCTATGTATATAAAATTAATATCTTTAAATTCACTAAAAATTTGTTTTGCATAATCAATTGTATCTGAAAAGACTAAATAGTTAGAAGCATTTATTATTTGAAATGCTTTTTGATAGTAATTTTTATTCATTATTGGATGGTGATTATCCCTACCAATATAGTCTCCGCACCTTAAATGAACAGAAGAAAAATCATTAAAATTAAAATTATATTTTTTATGGACTTTATCTATTATTGAATCTTTAAATTTAAATTGATCTAATAAATCATTTTTACAATTTTCAAAGAACTTGTATGATTGAAAATAACCTTCTAGATCTGTATTGTCTGGTATTCTTAATACTTCTGGATTAAAAAGCGCGGGATATCCCCAATCAACCTTATGTTTTACAGAATTTAAATCATTCTCATTTAAAACTTCTGCGTAAATATTCTTAAAACAATTCAAAAAATAATGCTGGATTCTTTTTGTGCCTTCGCAAAAATGTTCTTTTGTATCTGGTATCTTAATATTATAATCATTTAATTTGCCAATAGAATATAATGCAGAATATTGAAAAAGTTGATTCCCAATTGCGCCCAAATGACCAAGTTTAGAAAAAGTAATCATGCTGGTCTATATTTATAGAAAGCTTCTACAAAATATTTATCTAATCTTGTCATTACTAAATTATTATCTGAAAAAGATTCAGACTGAGTAGCTAATATTTCATTTGTTGAAAATGATTTTCCTCTTGGTAAAATATGTCTCATTAGCCATCCATCTACGCTTTCATTTGTTTGAAGCCAAGGTATGATGGCTTGGCCCTCTGGAATATTTGCGCTAATGATTTCTGATGCCTCTCTGCTATACGCTTGAGCGTGAGCGCATAGAGCTACGTTAACTTTTAATAAATTTTTATCAACTCTTTCTAATGCAATTTGATTTGGTCTATTATTATCCATTTTTTCTCCAACATGCATGCCTAAGTAGAATATATCCCATGAATTTTGTTTTTTTAATTCATTTAATGATAAAGATAAATGTTTATTTACATCATTTACAAATTCTACATCATCTTCAAAAATTAAAGCATTATTTAAATTACGCTCTTTAATTAGGTTAATTGCTGCTCTGTGAGATGCAAAACATCCAGCCGAACGAATATTTACATATGGATGTGATCCTTCAAATTTTATTGCTTCGAATCTTTCTACTCTATTGTGTATGCCTATTTTTTCGAATTGCTCTAAACAGGCTTTCCACTTATCTGTGCGATAATTTAAATTAATACAATAAATTTCTTCAAAAAAATCAAATGGGTTATTCATGTTTAAAGTGTCCTCTTAATTTATCTATCCAATATTGTTCTTTTGTGGCTTCTAAAGATTTATTGGAAAATTCTTGTAAAATTTTATTCAAATAATCTAAAGATGCTTCCTCCCATTGATCAACTATTAATATTGGTAAATTTAAACTATAGAAAAATTCTGCCATTTTACTCCTTTTAATTACTGGAATACAGCCAGCGACTAAAGTCTCCCAAAGTCTATACGTATCTCTATTCTGATTTTTGTCTGCGACTGAAGCTGGCGATGAGCATATATTAAATTTGTGTTCATATAAATCTTTCCAGTAAGATTGATCGTCTGAGTGATTTATTTTTTTTATAGTTATATAATCATTTGATTTTGATAAATTATACCAATAATTAAAATCATTTATTCTGTGATTAGAATAAGAATATACTGTAAAATTACAATATATATTTTTTGATCTTTCTAAGTTCTTTGTATCTTTTGTGCCTCTTAAATAATTATCTTTTAAAATTCCTCTTGGAAATGGGCTATACTTATTATTATAAAATGGTAAATTTGGGCAATATACATGTAAAATATTATCTGATAATTTTAAATTTTCAACATTCCCATCTCCTCCATCCGCAAGTAAAACATATTTTTTATTAGAATGGTTGTTTAAAATATTTAATAAATTTTCAAATTCATTCATGCAAAAATATATAATAGAATTATTACTTATGTTCTGGTCTGCTATATCCAATTTATTTTTTAATAAATCTATTTCTGGGAAATGATATTGTCTTTGATTTGTGCTATTTTTGTAAAAAGTACCATTTTTATAGATATAATCATAAATTAATGGATTTTGTTCGTAGGCTAATATAAAATCTATATCTGTCATTTTTTATACCTTAAGATTTCAAAATCTCCATTAAAATCTAATTCTAGTACTTTAGGATGTAATTGACATCTCGCTGATGATTTATGCCATCCACCTTGTTTTGCTGTTATGAAATTTAAATCAGCAATAGTTGCGTATTTAAAATCTAAAATATTAATTGGCTCTTGAGAGAATGGGCTTTGTCTATTTTGAATGCTCTCATTAATTAATTTTTGAGCTGCTTCTTCTGTTTTCCATTGAGAATTTAAATTACCATCATAAGTCGAGACTACTTTTTGGCTTACCGATTTTGCTCCGCCCATATAAGAGTAATGCCATCCTCCATTTTCCAGCCTTGGCATAAAATCTTTATCTCTTCTTAAAAGTTGAAAACCCATTCCAAAGCCTAGAGTATTTAAATGTTTTAGTCCTTCATATTTACAAGCTACTGTTCCAGTTACATTTTTATTTGTATAAATATCAATATAATGTACAAAAAACATTTGATTTAATGCTACTATTGGATATTTAATCATGTCTTGAAAAATATTTTTATTAGGTATTTCATCACAATCTGAAATCATAATCGTATCCAAATCATCTAAATTGAGTGGTTCGATTTGTTCAAAAAGCCTTATTCTTTGCTCATGTTCTTTTGCGCCAATTTTTGCATCTGGAAAAAATTTAGGCATCAAGGCATCAAATCTTCCATCTAGTTCTATTGGTGAATAAATAATTTTATCTTTAAATTCTTGTAGCCTAGTATCTTTCCAAAATGATAATTCTTTGTCTTGTCCTTGATGAGTTTTTGTGGCTTCATTTATTACAAAATAATCTACAGAATCATATAATTCTTTTATTCTAAGATAAGCAATATCTTTCTCATTAAAGTACATAAAACAATCTATTAGCTTCATTCTAATCTCCAGTCTTCTGATGAATCGATTTGTTCTAATGAATGATTTAAGATATTTAATCTATAAAATCTTCTTATTAATCTTTCGTTATTAATAAATAACTTCATATTATTATCTGGCTGATTCTCTTTCCAATAAGTTTTTAGCGAATCTAAATCTAGTTTAATATTTAATGATTGACAATAAGCTCTAAATTGTTGTCTTATATTTTCTTGTTGATGATATCTTTCTGGAGTTTTCCCATTATCATAATAATGTAGGACACAGTGATTCGATCTGCCATATACAAAATAATATTTCATATCACTATCAATATAATGTTTTCTTTGGGCTGGTCTTTCCTCCCACGCAAATAATTGTTGATTGCCTTGATAGTATTTATATAGATCTATATAATTTGGTTGCATGCCTTGTAGCCCCCAATGAGGACTACCTTGAAATATCATATTATCATTATATTTAATTAGAAAAGCTTTTTCTCTATCAACGCATGAATTAATATTATTTTGAGTTAAAAATCCCTCTATAAATAATCTAAGATTTTTTGCCCAATCTATATTTAATCTTTCACAGCTATCTCTTATAATAAACCAATCTCCATTTTGCATAACATTTGATCTTAAAAAACCATTCATTTGAAGGTCATGATCATTTGACCATTCTCTATTTATTATCTTTCCTTGACCTTTTCTTGCATTTAATATACCCAATGTTCCATCAGTTGAGCCGCCATCTACAAAAATTAAACCATCAAAATATTGATATATATCTTTTGTCATATCATCAATATTCTGCTTCTCGTTTTGGGTAATGCCACAGAGCCAGATTTTCACTATTGAAAATTATACTAAATTATTAAGAAAATGTCCAAGCTTTTCAGTTTCTCTTTTATTATCAATAATTTGTCTTATAACATTTGCAGTTGTATTTTGAAGGAAATATCTATAATCTTTGCTTTCGTATAATGCTTTTAGTTTAGCTATATATTCATATTCACTTTCAAAAAATAATGCAGTAACATTTTCTATGCTCCACTGCATAAGGCTTTTATTTTGAGCCATCCTACGATGCATAAATACTGGCTTGCCACAGGCCATGCTTTCGATTATTGCTATGCCATAACCTTCGAGGTGTTTAATGTGCTGGGTAGCAATACTAGATTTAAGGGTTTCTGTAAGTTCTTCTTGAGTGCTATTCGTATGATAGTGATAATCTATATATGGTGTTATTTTTTGAAGTTCGCGGCTCATGTTATATTCTTGATTAAAATTCTTTTCATATTCTGAAATATAAACTCCAACTATATTTCCATCAGTTGGTCCATTAAAAGTACATCTATCATAATCTACCCAAGGTTTATAATAAAGATGGTTTACTTTATATTTATTAGCTAGCATATAGCCTACATAATCTGCACAAAGATAATTTTTAATAATATAAAAAGGATATGCTCCGTCCCAATAATCATTGCCACTATAGCAAGCTAGTTTACTTTTATCTTTAAGGTGAGGCCAAATTTCATTTAATATTTCAAACTGACTTTCAAAACTTGTTATAAATACTATTTCTGGCTTAAGATCTAGTATTTGTTCTTTGTTAAGAACTTTGACATTGTTTGAATTAAATTCTAAATTTGCTTTTTCTTGTGTCCAATTAGTGTTCCAAACCCATTGATTAAATTGTTTTGGTGGAAGATTAGATGGAATATATTCATTGCTTGGTAATATGAGATTGTGACCAAGCAAAGAAAATGCTTTTGCTATATTTTTTGTGAGATTTTTATGGATATCTGGCCAAAGAATGTTCAATAACTTATTATATCTTCATAATATAAAAAATCAAAACTAAAGTTTTGTCGTTATGGGTACTGTGGCGTCGCGATATAACAGGTCTTCCACCAATTACTCCACCACCAGCACGGCCTCGCCGTTCCATGTAACACTTCCATCAGGATTAATTAATCTTACTATCCATCCACTTGCGTATAGGTTATTATCTTACTGAACAGGTCTTCCACCAATTACTCCAGCACCAGGGCGAGCGCCGGGAGGAGTGACGGGTCTAAAGGGTACGGTGGTGACTGGAGGTGTGGTGGGCGGGGGAACGAGTGGAGTTGTTGGTGTTGGAGGTGTAGGCTCTCCACTGCCACTTCCACCGCTAGGGTCATTTGAACCAGATTTATTGTTTTTGCAGGGTCCATTTATCTTTGCTACAGCAGCGTGAAGAACTTGTTTTGCGGTTTTCGCTGCATCGGGCAAAATGGGTTCTAACCTTACGTCTACATTTCCATCATTATCAATATCTAAATTTATCCGTCCCCCTATATCGGGTTGTATATCGGGAAACTCTGGCAGTCCAGGAGGAGGAGGGATAGGTCCATTAGTGGGGTCAGTATTACCTGGCCTTGTTGGATTTATATTACCAGGATATGCAATTGGGCCACCAGGAGTAGGACCTGGAGCAATTGGACCTATTCCTTGGGGCGGGGGGTTAAAAAAGTTGTTAAGGAGTTGCTGAATTTTAGCCTGTTTAGCAGCCTCAGACATGGCTGGGTCATTCAATATAGCAGCAATTTTATCTGCTAAAGTGTCCATAGGGCTTTTTTGATTATCCGCAGGGTCCCCTCCTTGACCATTACCACACGAGGCAATATCTATGTTCGCTTGCTCTGGCGTTAAAAATTCAAAATTTTCCTCCCAGATTTGATCTAATGTTTTCGTTCTCATAAAGAATTAGATTGTTATATTTGCTTCCGCTAGCTCGTCCGTTGCTGGACCAAAAATATCGCTTACATCTTGTATTGTTTTTAATTCTTGAAAAGTAAAACTATCAGCTGTTTGTGTTGGAGCTAATACTATTGAAGTTGAAGCGTTTTCTTTTGTAAATTGAGTTACATTATTGGAATCTACCATTTTGTAAGAGAAAGTAGTGGTTTGATTTACTCCAACTGGAAAAGTTGAGGCAATAATATGTGGTGTAATAAAAACTAATCCTTCGTAAGGAAGCAGAAAATCTTTAAATGAGGTTGTGATGCCTGGGGTATTTAAATTAATTACATCAAGATAAGCTCTCATTGTATCTGCTGATCTAAGAATAGTACTAAAATTATTTTTAATATATTTTCTAAGTTTTTCAGCAATATAGGGCCTTGCAAGAATAAATTCTCTTCTTAATTGACTAGCTATATCAACATCAAAATGATCCTGGCCTTGCTGAGAGTCTCCCGCTGCGGTAGCAAAGATCGGGCTATTTTCGGGGAACCCAGCGGCCTTCCATAATCCATACCATGTATCATCATACTTTTTGTGCAGAGCCACCCCCTGCCCCGCCACGTCATAATTTAAAAGACTGGTAAAGGGTAGTGGGCTTAGGTCTATATTTACATCTGAAAAAATACCAAATATCGAACCAGCGTAAAGTTTGTCGGCTCCGCCATATTGCATTCTTGCTTTAAATTTAATGTTTGCATTAAAGCTACCAATGCAAAAATTGTTTTTAAAATAAACAGGATTAGTTGGATAAGTCGTTCCTTCGAAAAGTTCTGAATATGTCGAAGTAGGAACCAAAGAAGAATTTGCATATGTATTGCTTGAAACATACTTGACGTCTATTTTGTTAGTATTCATTGATGGACTTGATTTTGGTGCTAATGCTATAGTTGGTGTTCCTGATACTTCGTTGCTAAACTCGGTCTCGCCATAGTTAGTAATTGATGCTCCAGCTCCAGAACCAGAATAGGTTGCACCTACTGCCTTGACTTTAATTCTATGCTCTCTATTATTAGGAAGGCCAGTAATTTTTATCTCATTTGAATTCGCTACGAAATTTGCGTAAAGAGCATTATTTACATAGACCTGATAAGAGTGTAATTTAGCTGCGTTTGCATTATGATTAGTTACAGATAGAACTATATGAGAATTTCCAACTGAAAGAAGAGAAATTATTGGCGCGGATGGCATCACAACTGGAGTTGCAAGTTCGTACCCACCCCCGCCAAAACCCAATTTTTCGGAACTTCTCAGGACTCTTTGCCCCATTCCAGCGTAACTATTCTGTGGGGATTGTGGTATTACCTTCGCAGGTGGTAAGACGAAATTTTTTCCTATGCTTCCTTGATTATTGGGCATACTTGGTATTACACTTAAAAAAAAATAAATGTTTAAAATTTAAATATTTTTAATTTGATTTATAAAATCTATCATCTGTTCTTTTGTAAAATCATTTTTCATTACATTGATGCAATAACATACAAACTCAACATTACCTTTAACATAGCCTATACTTGCATCAATTCTATCAAGGCTTGCTTTTGTTGGAGCTTTTTTGATATCTTCATCTTGACTTGTCCTAGATATTTCCATTTTGATATTGGTGTATGGACAAGTTCCATTTTGTTTATCCCAAATTTCTTTTAAATATTGGACGTCTAGGTTGGTTTTTTCTCCTCTAGCCTTGCTTCTTGATCTTGCTTTGTTCGCGTGATATTTGAAAGGACTAAATTCATCTAGCCTATTACTTTCGTAACCTTTTAATAAGCTAATATTGCCTCTATTTTTTTCTAGTTTTTTTGGATTATTTTTATAATCAGCTTTACCAGAGCATTTTAGGCTGCAGTAAAATTTACTTTGACCAGCTTTAATTTTTCTATTAAAGTCACCTTGTCTTATTTCATGCTCTTTATTACAATTAGCGCAAATTATTCTTATCTTTTTTATGTTCATGTAAAGATTGTATGAAGTATACATACGATTGTCTAATAAAAATGCAGACAGGGGGATTCGTTTGCTTGGACCCGAAGAGAATTGAACTCTTGTCTTTTAGTGAATTTAAATTAAAATACTACAAGTTTAGTTGTTTTTGTTTTTAGCTTTATATAGATAAACAACAAACATACTCAGCGATTTTATTTTGAATACAAAGCCAATAAAGAATAAAAAAACTTTAAAGACAAAGACATCTAAATACGCGACTATCCATTAGATGCGTCATGGTAATCACGCTGTAGAACTTAGGCTACAGAAGTGGTCTCCTCAACTAGAGAAACTCTAGTAGAGATATGACCTTTGTATTTGGCTGTTTTGGCAGTTAATACTTTTAAGGCTTTTTAAAGAGTCCCACCTAAACCTCTACCTGCATTTTAATTCCGACTCCTAAAATCGAAACCAGTACGGGCCCAATGAGAAAGAACTTATTCTATCTTACACATTATAAAGCTTTCAATAATCTTTGACAATCTTTTTTATAAACAAAATTAAATTTAATTCTTATTCCATTTACATCCGAAATCAGTTGAGGAACGGCGATACATGGATATTCATTTGGTTCATCAGAAATAATATCATTATCAATATTATAATGCTGTATACATTTTTGAGCATAAACCGACCATCTTGCTTTATTTTTAACTATTTCCATTACTTTATTATAAAAAAATTTGACAAAAAAATAAAAAAATAATACTATATACTTAACATAGCTTCCAATTAGAGCAGTTTGTTGATGTCAAAAAATCAACTATCAATCCTTTGAGATAGCAACGTCCCAAGGGCTGACGACTATTAAAACCTTCGTTTGTGCATAATATGGCTAATGAAGGGAATGTAGCTATAGGCATCGCAGAATGTAGTGATCGAAGCTACCTCTGATCCATAAGTGCGATGGCCCATTTATTGCTGAAATTGCAATAAATTTGGAGTCAAAAGAAAAGTTGGATTGATATAAAAAAACTTCATACAATACACAATATGAAGGTAAAGCCCTTTTGGATATCAAAGAAAAGTTAATATGAGAGAAATAATCGATATAAGTAAAATATATACCTCTAACGCTGAGACTAGAAATTTTAAATTAATTAAAGCTAGATGGACAAAAGAAGACTATGATTTTGAGGTACCAAAAGACGCGCCAGGACTTAACGAAGAATATCCATTAAGACATATATATAAAAAAGAATACGAAAAAGATATTGATAAAGATTGCGTAGCTCTTATCCATAAAAAATACGGAACGATGATGTCTAATCTTTCATTTGAAATTGTATCTTGCAAAAAGTTTTTAGATAAAGCTTATGGAGATATTTTAAACTTTGGATTGGGTCTAGGTCTGGTAATATTTCCATTATTAAATGATCCAACAATAAAATCTATAAAAATTATAGAATATGATAAAGATTTAATAGAATTAATATCACCATACATAAAAGAAAGAGATATCCATAATAAAGTTACTATTCTTCATGGGGATGCTTTTACTTATCATAGAGATTTTAAAGAAAAATTTGATACTATATTTTTTGATATTTGGCCAAATTTATATAGATGGACATTGACGGAAATGGAATATTTTCATAAAGTTTATACTAAAAATTTAAAATCTAAACAAAGCTTGATGATTTCTTGGTGTTATGATGAGATGAAAGAGTATTTTAATTTTTATGAACATTAATCAAAACCAAACTTCATTATGTATTGTTCTTAATACTTTAATCCAATCTTTAAGATGATCTGATATTTCTTCTTTATTTGAATTTATAAAACCATTTTTAGCAATCCAATAATAGATATTCTCTGATGGATAAGATCTTCTTGTTTTTT